AGTCAACTCCACCGCTTACACTCTGCTGAAAGGACGACTCATCAAATGCCAATTCCAGCGGCAGCTTGAGAAGCGGATTCATATTCCCAATAATAGAGAAGGCTGCATCGCCAGCATTCAACGCAGCGAAGCCAGCAGCCTGTTGAACCGGCTGCTCATGCATCATCCCAATGTTCGTCAAGTAATGCCGCGTACCATCCGCGTTTACACCGACAGGGAGAGACAGCCCTTTATTGATGTAGGTCGGCGTGGCAACATCCCTGTCCCTTCCGTGCCGTTGGGCGCGAATCGCGATCCCCACCTTGCCTGCGGGGTTAGTTGACAATTCCTTCCCAAGGTAGACAGCCATGCCCCTGCTGAAGGAATAAAATGGAAAGAATCGCCGCATGTACTCCTTCTCGAAATTAGACAGATTCGAGTAGTCCACCTGAATAAGCTTGACGATCCTTGCTGCCTCATCCGGGCTGTACCCTTGACGCAGCAAGGCAATGAAGCCACCTGCTCTGTGCTGGATCTCTACCGAATCTCCAACATTCTGCGCGATTTCCAAATACTTTTTGTAAGTATCACGAACCCGTACTGTTGCCTTTTCTGACACAGTCATGCTGTCTTTAACACGCTTGGCTACTGGCGAAGTCCGCGACCTGTTTAACGCAAACGAGTTTCGGCCAAAGATAATCTTGTCATGATGTCCAAAGCTGGGTCCGATTAACTGTGACTGTATTGACGCCGGGGCTTCACCGGGCAAGTCGCGATGCGTACCTGGTGCATTGACAATATCATGCGCAAACAATAGTTCAGCGATCTCTTCCGTTGCTGCCTCATCAAGCGTTTGGCCCTTTGCTGGCTTGAGCTTGAGGAACAACGGGATACTGCCCGCGTCCTCGATTGTATTGCCTTTCATCAGGGACTGACTGTCGCCATAGGGCGTGGTGTACCGACGAATATCCATAGCCCCGAAGCGAGGATCGGTCACATCATTAAGTGCATTCTGAATAAACCCAGAGAAGAAATTCCTGACATGGAAGCCGGGGTTTGTGGAGGTGACATTTGTCTTGAATAGCTTGTTGTAGCTGTCAAACCAACCCAGAAGCGGTCCTACACTGAAGTCGTCTGTTAGATAGGTCGTCGCCTTGCTTACGCTGACCAAGTCATCAGCGATACGCCGAGGCAGCTTGACCTGACCCAGCCACATTTTAGGATCAACATCTAAATTGACTCCATTGTAATTGCGTTTATCGCTTTTCAGAGCATTGCTGTACCATTCGTCGTAATCCTTTTCTGGTATATCTTTGAGCTTCTTTTCAAGAGCCTTGCCACTTCTTTTGAGATCAGAAATTGCTTCGGTATTATCGGAGCCAGCGAGATCCTCTAACCGCCCCTTGAGTTCATCTATTTCGGCTTGCCAAGAGTCCCTGTTTTCCAACCATGTGCGCCGCACTTTAGAGTGACGCTCTCGTAAGATGTTCTGCCTAGCTGTCTCTGCTGCTTCGGGAGGCAGAAGTGCAATCATCGCTGCTCGCGCGCGCTCCTGTCTGTGGTTCAGCTTTTTGGTAGTCTCTCTGAGTGGACTAAGTTTGACCCCCATTGCACCCAGTACGCTCTCGCCGCTCTCTGAATAAAACGGAACCATCGCGCTTGGCTCAGGCTTCAGTAGTTTGTTAAATAGCTGACCAACCTTTACGTCATCTGCTAACGCCGCGCCCCTCTTACCCATGACTTTGGAAAGGTGTTGCTTGAATCCCGCCATGTACTTGTGCATACCTACCGGAGGCTTGATTTTGCCCTCGGAGTAACGAACCATATCCTCTGCCATCCACTCTCTTGCCGATCTAGTGACGCCACCCTTGGTAACCGGCAAGTCCCAGTTGTTATTAAAAGCACCGTATATCGCCTGAGCATGTGCGCTCAAGGCAGGGTCTACGCGGTCAAGTTCGTCAACAACTAACCCCGACATGACCCTCACCATGTCTTGCGGTTTTGCACCGTCCATTGCTCGGACGATTGTTTTCTTACTCGCGGTTGCCCACTCGCTACTGGGCATCTCTACCTGAGCCACCACTTCACCCTCGGCGTTCTTCACATTCCGCCTGATTCCTGACGTTGCAGACTGGAATAACATACCCGGCTCAGGATCGTCGCTAGGCTTAGGATCAGCATCAGGCTTGTAGACCAAATCCTCTGGTGTTGCATCGTCACCAAACATATCCATTTGATCTCGATCAACCTTGGCGTTTGATGTTTCAAACAGGCTAGATTGCTTGGCTTTGTGTGTGTCTTTTATCTTGCTTCGGAACTGGCGTCTCTGGCCCGTGCCGTCAAGCAAGCCAAGTTGATCGCCTTTGCGAGCCGCAGCATTGGACAGAGGTGCTGCGGGCTGTATTCCAGGCTGGCTTTCGACCACTGATCCGGGGGCAGTTATCTTTGCAGAGCCTTTTCCATAAGTACGCATCAGGTAGTCAATAGCTTCCTGCTTTGTGTCACCGATGCCAACAGCGGCCATGCCGCCTTTGCGATCATCGCCAACAAGATGCCAAACGGGAGTGCCGAATTGTTGTGTGTCACGAAAAATCTCATGCTTTTCACCATTGGGCAAGGTGACCTCATAAGTCCCTTCAGTCGCATATTTTTCTGTTCTGCGGACAACGGGCTGGAATAGATCAGAAGCATCCGATGACTTGCTGACTGCTGTTGCAGAAGTTGCCAGCGGATCTTCGACCGGGAATGGCACAGCATCACCTGACCCTCGGTTCTGCGTCACTAAATTTTTCGGCCAAGCTCCCCTTACCCTATCGAATCCTCTTGCATCACCTTGTTCGCTCCACCGGATTTCCTGACCACCAGCCGACTCAAACACTACCGGCATCTTTGTCTCGCCCTGTGCCGCAAGTTCCATTGCTCTATGGCGACCCTCATGACCCACAACAGACGCAGTACCCTTGCCATCATTGCTAAATGACAGGTAGGGCAGATCGCTAAACTTCTCTCCATCTTCGACAACCGTCCGCACTGCGTCTTGGCTTGTTGGGCGTGCCTGATCCAGACGCTCTGCCATTCGCAGGAAGTCTTGAATGTTCATCTCAACTATCGTGCGACGCGACTTGTAGCCTGTCTCTGCTCGGTCAAACGCCTGCTGTGAGAAGTATTTTCCAGAAGCAAACATATCTGGCTTTGCCTCTTGCCGAAGAATACCTGGCTGAAACATTTCCTCCCCATTGGCTCCGAACGCAAAGTCAGTAGGATCGGAAGTCTTTTTTTCCCCAAAGACACTGTCCTTTACACCCACCGGCTGGGTGTTTGTTATGTACTCATCGGCACGGCTTATCCCATCCTCGCTTTTCCACAAATCGGATTTACCAGCAGCTATGTATTTCGTTTTGCGAATATGGGTTGTTTCTGGTTTTGTACTAGTGGCCTTCCTCACTACGGTGGTGTGCTTCGTCTTTACATCAAGCTTAAGTATTGCCTTAAAAACTGCTTCAGTGTAATCACCGCCCCCACCACCGCCAGATCCACCGAGATGATTGATGATCGAAGAATGCTCATCCAGCAGGGGACTCCATCCGGCGTCATCACTGTACTTCCAGTTATCTGAATCACCACCTCGTCCGCTCCGTCCTCCGGTTTGCTCATGCTGGCTTGCATGCTCATGTAGATAGATAAGGTGATCGTCAATACTAATCCCCTCTCCTATCCTCTCAGTCCCTGGCGCGCGCCAGAAGGCGTCACGCAGTAAATTCAATTCCAGATTTTCACTTGCCATGTCTGCCCTCGCATCCTCCAGCATAGCCTCCATCGCCTCTCGCTTATCGGGCGTTATTTTATTCGGATGTATGTCGTAGTAATCCGCGAGTATCTTCCGCCGTTTCAAATGTACCTTTTTACTCACGCGATAAGGCCTGTCAGCCCCACCTGCTGCGTCAATAAGTCCTGCCCTTTTCTTCTTGAGCGTGGGGGCTTGCTTTCGCTTGGGTCGCTTCTTGCCAAGCATGTTGTCAAACACATCTCGCATTTCCGGGGAAAGCTCTCGCTCTAATGGCGAACCCTTTACGCCTTTGTAAATATCGAGCATCCAAGTTTTCATTCTGGCGAACACGCTCTCAAGATCCTTGGTTGGTGCTTCGCCAGTGGCAAGGTATTTTTCAAAGTCCCCAGCCCACGCCTCTTCATTCTCTCTCGTCCACGCTCCGTTGTTTACCCCATAGTGCTTTTCGGAACGAAGCAGTAGATCATCGTCCAAAAGATGCAACTGACGACGAAATGCATGCGATAGCTCATGAGGCAAGGTGCTTGCGTCAGAGCCTTTTAGCAAAGTAATGACCGCATCTCGTCCCTCTTCGCCTAGTTGGATCATGCCTCGCGGGGGGCCAGTACCTGCCGTCTTGCGCTGCTCCAAAACATTAGTGATATGCACGCTGGCATCATCAAATATCACAAAGTTGTAATTCGCGTTCTTCTTTCCTTTGCGGCTCAGGCCATCAAGAAACTTCACCCCCTTAATGCCTCTGGCGTTTAGCATCTCCGATACTTGCTGTGGGGTAAATGCACTCTCTAATGCTTTTAAGACATCGCCTGCCGATGCTGATTCATCCAAATCAAGGGCTGACAATGCTTGCTGTCGTTTTGATAGATTGCCTGCTTCGTCTAGAGGGTTGAGGCGGAGTTCTTCGACGCGGTCCGCGATTAAAGGATGCCATTCGTTTTCTAAAATGTCATCAAGTCCGTTTCGCACAACTGGGCTTACGCTACTGCCAAATGCCGACTCGTCCCACATTAAGTATTCACTGTCTTTGGGTAACAGGTCTACCTCGTATAGGCTTCCTTTGTGAGATGTAATTACCCCGTCCGCTTCCATGCGATACATAGTCGCAATGATGTCTTCTACTGGATAAACATCTGCTTCAGTTAGAACATCCATATCCAAATCACCAGGACTACGATGTAACACCCTGTCCGACCTCCAAAACTTTGAAAGTTCAGTGTTGTATTTATTGGATTTGTATCGAATAGACCGCTCGACTGATGCCAGGTCGTCGTTAATTGTTCCATGAAGAAAGTTTTCAAGGACTTGAGCAATGAGGTACTGCGGATCGGCATTTCGAGTTTTGATAACCTGAGCCTTTGTGACAGACAAATTTTCTAGGCCAGGGTAATATCGCTCTCTAGCTTCCCCGATGCTCATGTCAACATAGTCATCTAAGCCAGCATCTAGTGTCCTACCTACTTTCTGTCCCTGATACGACCATCCGCCCAGGGTTCTTCGGTAGTAGTTAGCAACGCCCTTCGATGAAGCAAAGTACAACCCATAACCAAATGCTTGCGCGCCCTCACCAGTTCCGATCTTGCTTAACGTAAACTTATCAAACGGTGGAATGCCATTGCCGTGAAAGGCCGACTGTTTGAGTATGTCAAAACGAGTTCCGTGTGACTTGATAGCGTTACGAGTTGTTCCGTACTCAGTTACCTCTCGCATGAACAATGTATTGCCAACAGCAATGACATCATTCCCTCTCCTGACCTCTTGTCCGGTACGCTTGTCATAGAAGAAGTTTGCTTTCTTTGGATTGAAACCAAGTGGAGTCCAAGAATCAATATCTACTGGGATAACATTCTCCGCACCCTGCGGCGCACTAAGCTCGCCAAATGCTCTCGCCAGAGTGGTTTTATTCTTTTCTCCTTTCGCGATTCGGTTGGACTCCTTTTGCTGCCCGACAGTAAGCTTTAAGTCAACCTCACCCTCGATCCGAGCATACCCTGTGTGAGCTATAACCTTTCCGCCTCTTTCGCCCTCATGCAACGTAACGACATATTCCCCGCTGCTTTCAAACGCAGGAATATCTATTCGCACCCCAACTGTTTGACCATCAAACTGGGAGATATCGACGACCGTGTCTCTCTTGTCAGAGGACAATATCTGACGAATCCTATCGTTGCTTGGGATTCCTGTCTGCGAAATCCACTCGCTGTTGCGTCCGTCACCTACTGCCTGGAAGTCACCAGCACTAAGGTCAGACTTCATCCACGCCTTAAATGCAAGATTGTGTTTTTCTCCGCTGGTCGCTCCAGGCTTGAGCGATTCATCTCGCGTTAGAATCCATACGTCATACTGCGACCGAAAAACGGCATGGCGAGACTGTGCAAGAACCAAAGGATCTGTTTCAGTACGCACAAGAGATGAAACCGGCTGGCCTTTTATTAACTCAGCCTGCTGTAGAGTGTCCTCCCTGCCCTTGACATATTCTTCCATCCGCCGGACTTGCGTTAGGTATCTCTCGTAGTATTCATCTACCGAGCCGACATCATTGCCAGACTTTACAATTTGATTGGCAAAGGCGTCCGACAATGCAATGTTCGCTGCGGCCTGTTCCTCACCGACAACCTCAATCATCTGCGAGTAAACCCTGTCTCTTGCAGATGCTTTAGGATCAAGTGAATTAACGGCTTTAGGTGGAACCACAAGGTATTTGTCTACCTTAGCTTTCGCCCGCAAAAACGCTCTTTTAAGAGTATTGAATTGCTTGGGGTTTAGATCATCCCCTGTCGCCCCCCTTGCCATATCAAGGTATGTGTTTGTTGTTTCATCTACTGCCTGATCAAGGATCTCTGCTGCTAACTCACCGTCCGCTTTCATCGCATCGTCGAACTTGCCTGCCTTCAGTAAATCTACTACCTCGATAACTCGACCTTTTAATTCATCTTCGGAGGGGGTTTGTGAATAACCAAGACGCTCCAGTAGTTCTTCCTCGCCATCATTCATTGCGTCGTGAAGAGACTCTGAGATTGCGTCTGGAGTATCAAGCCTGTGACTGATCGCTGTCATTTCGGGGTTTGTGAATTTTAGTAAACCTGTAGCTCGTCTTGCCTTTGGCCCTAGTTCAACTATCGCATCGTCCAGCTTTGTGGTGGAAGGTCGGCTTAATGCTGAACGATGTGCAGCAGCCTCTATCGCCACATTGGTCTGCTTCGAGATAGCGGAAACTTGAGCGAGTAACTCCCCGCTTTCGTCCAGAAAGACTAACCCACTAGGAGTACCAGCCCTCGTTGTGACTTTAACGACAGCATCTGGGTGCATATCGACGATAGTGTCGATCACTCTACCGGAAACAATCACTCTGTTTCCACTAGAGTCAGAGTACCTAGCGTACCGAATGCCGCCAGACGCATCATACGCTGGCCCGACGGCTTGGCGTGCTGAACTGTTTAGCGTGTCAGTGGCATCATTGATCAGCTCCTCCGCCGCGATCATGTTGTTAGCGTTCGGCGCGTTAGGGTTCCTGTCTATGGATTTCATTGCCGAAAGTTTTGCTTCACCATCAAGCTTGATCATGTATCCCACCCCCTCCGACTCCCCCTTAAATACTCCAGTCGCATCAAGGATGTCTGAACTGTTCGATTTTCCGTCGAATTGGCGACCGAGTTCGGCGGCGTCCATTGGGCTGGCGTCGCCACCACCCTCAAATTTCAATCCATCAAGGTTTTCACTTGCCTTGCGTGTCTTTGCCTCTCGGACTATGACCTTTGCTTTTTCATGTATCTGTGTCGCAATATTTACTTTTGACCTGGCTCTAATTCCATGACCATTACCAAAAAGCTCGTCGGCAAGATTCTTTAACGCATTCATGCTCGCCGCAGTGGACAATTCACCACCATCGCTAATCAGGGCGTCGAAGTCTGAGTCGGCAATACTCTGAATCCTGCCCTCAGTAGTCACAGCTTCTGCCGCATCATCCGCAACTTTTGTTGCATCATCCGCAACTTTTGTTGCATCATCCGCAGGTGGCGATGGTGGTGCGTCTGGCGGAACGCCAGAAGGGCTATCAGGCTTAGGGCTTGCTGGACTGCCATCACCACCTGGCCCCGGTCGCTCGCCGCCCGCACCTGTCTGATCTCGCGGTGTCCTACCACTTTGGACATCAAGCTGCCTAACGACATCGCTCATGCCTTGGTCAGTGCCGCGACCAACCGATTGCGCCGCCTCGCTGACCGTGCCAAGCGCACTGTCGGCCCCCTCTGACCCAAACGCACTCCTGATACCTGCCTCAGTGGCAGCAACTGACCGATCACGGACGACCATCGTGTCTGCGACGATATTGCGTAGGACATCAGCATTCGACCGCGCTTTATATGCTGCCTCCAACGCCCTAAGTGCGGCGTCTGCTGGATTCACACTAAACATCGTGATGTTCTTTTGAACATCTTCGATAGTTCGCTCAGTTATTGCCTTGAACAAGTCTTTTTTGGCTTCGTCTGTTAGGCCAGACATTTCATTAGAGTATTTTTTGGTGAAATTATCCCAACTCTCACCCTTCTTTTCCGCCAATTCTTTTGTCTTGTTCCAAAGAGTTGGCGACAGTGTGCCAGCAAACTCAGTGTCCGTTGACATGCGATTCAAAGCCGCTGTTCCACCGACTATGTTTCGGTATCTGTCCTCTCGCTTGATCTTGTGGGGAGTCTCTGGATCAAACAGCTTAGAGCCACCAGACTTCTTGCCCGTGACAGTACCCTTGATGGTCTGTCTAATCCTTGGGAAGTAGCTTGCATACAGATCCTGCAACTGGGTCACATCGACATTCATGTCAGAAGCTTCAACAACAAGATCATCCATCTGTGTCTTGGTGCGATCCAGCGGATCAATTGCTGCCCGCAGTCTTGCGCCTATTTCGTCTGCTTGTCCAGCGATTGCTTTGTCGCTACTGTCACTGAAAGCCTTTATCTTTTCTTTCAGGAAACGCTCCGCATATCCAGAACTGCTTTCTGTAAACAATTCATCCCTACTAAGCATGAACTCAAGCATCCCTGAATCCTCGTCCATGAGTCCTTCTGCAATTAGTTGCTCGTCAGACTTACGGACCCTGCCAATATCCTCCAAGTATTCAAGCATGAAGTTGCCGATTTCATTCCTTTTTTGCTGCAATACTTCGCCCGATACTTCCTCAATGATTTCCCCAGCCTCGTCATATTTATTAAAGTTGTTCAAGATAGGGTCAAGCTGTTTAATGCTCTCAAACATCTCCTGCTTGGCGACAACGAAGTCTTGCTGCAATAGATTCTTCGCTTCTCGGATAGCCTTTTGCGACTCAGGTGTATTGGCATGTTGGAACGTCTTGCTCATTCGCGACGTAACGCCAATGATTGGACGACTGTACCGCATTCCCCGTGCAAGTCGGTCAACGCCTGGCGCAAGACCACTTCCAAATGACTTGTCAACGATGCCACCGGGCAGACGGAATCGCATGTATCCCTGCGAGATATCAGCGTTAGCCACCTCGCCAACCATTTCGTCCCACTCTTTGGAGCCACGCTTAACGCCCTTGGCTTCCGCTGCCTTCTTGAAGTGCTTGTCTCCCGCCAACGCATTTTCAAACTCTTTAGATAAAGAGTCGGTCGCCTTGCCTGTTGTTTTGCCGCTCTGCTTGACTGGGTTCTGTATTGCATCTTTTGCAGACATCTTGAGCAAAGATTCTCTCTTGCCAATGTCACCAACCGCGTCACTGACCTTGCCAGCATTCTTCGCGTAAATATCGATGTTATCTAACAGGCCAATCTTCTTTAACGACCTTGCAGCCTGCGCACCTTTACCAACACCCTTGACGGCAGCAGACGCTCCGAACGACATATAAGTCAACGGATCGAGCAATACCTCAAGTCCTATGCCTGCTCCCATGCGACCCAAAGTAGTACCAAGACCTTTAGGATCGCCGCTGTCATCAAGAAGACCGTAACCTTCAAGTAGCTCCTCGCCTGAGATTCTGACATCAGACGACCCCCAATTCCACGGGAGCAATTGATCAAGCGGGTTGTGGGGTGTTGGGCCACCGGGTAGCCAAGTCAGAACATCGCGAACCACACTGCCTGGAACATCGAGAATGTTTCCAAGACCACCAACAGTGTCTAACGCAACGTCTCCTGTTTGGCGCAATAGCGATCTTTCGTCAAACTCCGACGCAAGATTCGGGTCAGCAGCGGAGGTCGCTACGGGCTGCTGTAGGCCCGTTGGTTGGAGCCTCGCAGATGGACGCTGTAGCTGCTGTTGCGCACGCTGACGCTTGTACTCCTTCCCGCTCAACAAAGAGTCTCTTCGTTGCTGAATCCCCTGCCTGATCCTGACACTGGCCCCCTGTGGCTCAGTGTCCTCTTGGCCGTAGGCACTTGCTGCGCGTGAGGCGATCAGTCCGTAGTTAAGTGGTGGCATCAGAACGTCCGAGGTAGTTGTTTAAGCTGTAATTCCCTTGAGGCCGTGCTGCTATTCCCGACCAGCCGGATCGACGTATGTCGTCGGCTTGCTTGGTTTTTGCTTGCCTGTGGGGACACTGGGAGTGGGTGTGTCGAAGCCAGCGGCTTTCATCATCTGATCACGCTCCTCATCCGTCGTGTCCCATTGGAACCAGTTCCAAAGCCAGTCCGGTCCTAAACCATCGGTGTCGTAACCTGCATCACTCAACGCTTCTTCCATTTCCCTTTGTCCAGAAATCCCAAACTGCTCGCGCTTGTAAAACTCCAAGTCGTCTTTAGAGAGGCCAGCGGAGAGCAATAATCTCAACCCCGCGTAGCGTTGATCCGCAGAAACCCCATCTTGGCCTTTAAACATCAACTGTCCTCCCATCGCTGGGCTTTTCTGGATTTTTTGCTGCTTAATAACCAACTCGTTGTCACCTTTTTTTATCTGATCCTTGAGTGTTAAGTCGCCAATCTCTGCCTCCTGCTTCTTCTCTTTAAGCAAAAACTCTTTCTCTTGCATCTTCATTGATTGTTGAAGTATGTCTTCCTTATCAAGTTGCTGACGCGCCATACCGATGGCTTGCGTTCGGCCCATATTGGGACCGTATGTTGGCTGAAGACCAACGTGCGATGGCCCAGCTATTCCGCCGCTTGGATCAACTATTGCGCCGCCAGTGCGACCATAGTTCTGAAGCTGTGCAGCGCGAGTCCTTAACTCTCTGGCAGCGTCTTTGCGATCCTGACGAGCCTCGCGAGCTTCTTGCCACTTGCCGTAGTCAGTGACGGACTTCACCGTTCCATCTTCATTGAAATCAGTGTACTTTTCCCCGGCAATCCTAGCCGCTCTCCTTGGGGCTTTTGCGTTGTTAAGCATGTCCCTGTATTCCCGACCTTCTTCGGTGTATAGGATGCTGGGGTCGCCATCGTTATCTTCTACAAATGCGCGAACTGCTTCGGGAACGCTAGGCCCGAACCTCGTCGCGGCAACCACGCTTGCCTTTCCGTAGGTTGGGGAATTAGGATCGGTGTCTACCTTTCTGAGAAAACCTCTGTCATCTTGCGGGCGTACATTTGGGTCTTGCGGCCCTTGCGTCCCATCGTATTGGTTTGCCATCCCTTCGATCCGCTGCGCTGTCTCCATTTGTTTTTGAGCCATGTCTCTGAAATGCATGCTGTCGAGGGCTTCACCACTGACCATGCCGCCCGGTGTCATCATTGAACGGCCCTGATCGCTTCGGGACGGAAGCCTATTTAACAACCCTTCATTCACGCCAGGAGAAACAGGAATGCGCCGGGGCAGGGCAGGCTCCATTAAGTTGGAGTTGCCCAGTGGATCTGTATTGGTCCTGTCTATGTAGTTTGGCTGTCGCGGTGCAGCTTGCAGTATTGGGCTTTGAGCATTTGCCGCATCTTGTCCGTAGTTTTGCTCGACTGCGCCTTCAAGGAAATAATTCCTTGCAGGGACAGGCGACGGGGCAGGTATGTTGCTTGGACTTTGCGGATTTAAATTAGCTCTCGATGGAGGCGGTGTGTATCCATCAGCATCACGAAGTTTTCTAGCCTCAAACTGAGCATTTGACTCGGTGTTCAACTTTTGCAGTCCACCAGAACTTGGCACTGACGGTGCGGCAGGATTAGCACCAAGACGCTGCAACCGTGCCTGGTATTGCGATATGGTTTCTGTGTTCATCTTCTTCGGGACGGGCAACTTCGCCGCTGGTGTGCGTTGCGGTGCGGCCACGCTACGCTTCCCAAACTGCGGCATCCTGACAGACGGAACCGCAGGCTGCATGGTCATTTGCGGCATCCTGACAGACGGAACCGCACCGCCCGGCAGATTCGGCGGATCAAAAGGATCATATTGGGGAGGGTTATGCCTTGGCCCACGCGGTGGTCGTTGAAACATCATCGTATCGTCCTAGTCTTTTCGGTTACTTAATGGGCCTAGCGCGGCTTGTTTTATCCAACTGATTCCCTCTGGCGTTCCTAGCAAGCTTGTCATGGTACGACCGTCGAAGTAGCCATGTTGCTGGGCTTGCTGACGCATCCACTCCGCAGATTGGTTCTTGTGTCCAACAGTGATATTGCCCAGCAAGGGTCTTTTCTCTTGCCTTCGGAAGTTCTCTGATCCAAACACGATGTCGCCAAGCACTGGTGCTATCTCGGTTTTGTCTGCTGGCATACGAGCCGACTGACCGTATGCATGCTCCAATTCATGGTTCGCAATCATTGGGCGACCCAGTAATTCATGGTTCGCAATCATTGGGCGACCCAGTCTAAGTCCAGCCGGATTCAGTTTTGGCGGCACATAAGCGACACCAGTGCCGCGTCTACCAAATGCCCTGTTGGGTGGGTACTGAGGAGATGGGATTTGACTGTATGGCGTGAGAGTCCTCCCAGGGTTTCGCCGCTGCACTAACGCTTGCCCGACAGGAGATGAAGGGTCGTACCTATCGCCTTGGTTGGACGCTAATCTAGCGAACTCCCCTCTTGGGCTTGACGGACCTAACGCATGCATCGACCTATCTAGAGAGGCGACACCAGCGTTTAGCAGTCTGTAGTCGTTTGGCATACGATTCCTTCCGTGACGTACTCGCCAACCATTTTAACGGTGCGAGGTTTTATTCCGTAAGCTTTGCTTTTTGCTCCATCCTGATCGCAAGCTTGAGCATCTTTTCTGCTGCTTTCCTTCGCAGCACCAAAGGAATAGCCGTTGTGACCTTCCCCATCTTTTCGCTTTGACTGACCAAATGTGAGATGATGTACTCAGCCTGTTGCTTGCACTTCTCAATTCCCCAACTATTCATCTTCCGCTCTAGATTTCCACACCCACAGGTAGCCTTTGGAACTTTGTCCAGAAGTGACTGGGGTAGGCTCTTTTCAATCAGCTTTTTGAGTTGAGTACCAGTGGTACTGCTACCACGGAGTTGAGTACCAGTGGTACTGCTACCACGGAGATGAGTACCAGTGGTACTGCTACCACGGAGAGCAGCCTCTATCTCGTTTCGATGATCGGTAAACCACTGTCGTGTTTCTGCTGGGCAAGTTGACCAAGGGATTACGCCTAGTCGATTCCGCTTTGGAATGATGCGAACGCTGTACCCCATCTCTTCGATCTCTTTGAGGATGCTCATGGTGGTTCTCCCTCGTCTGCCGGGTCACATGCATAAGGATGCGTGTCCGGGCAACATTCCTCTTGCGTATAGTCGAACTGAACTTCGGAAACGCAGCCGTTTGGTGCGCTCGACAGCCCTCCTCCGAGGGACGATTTTGGAGTTCTTGAAGTAGTGCAAATAGTAGCTTCGGGTCCATTATCTATAGTAGTGATGTCGATGGTGATTACGTCATTTATCGCATCGTCACAATTATTATCAGCAAGCTCACCGCCTGCATCGTGACAACCAGTTGGCCCCGTTCCCGATTTAATGCTCAGTTCTATTGTGGTTGAATTTTTCAATTCAACCACCAAAACTCCACACCCAGCAAACCCTAGTGCAGTACCCCCAGCACCATCGTCAATCAAACAGTTCCAATAACCGGGGATTTCCCATTTGCAATTAGATACCCAGTATGGTCCCTTCCGACCCCCTATAGGTGAGCAGTTCGTCGATGGCGTGTTGTTCTCCCAGCAAGCCTCCTCCTCTGGTGTTCCAGCATATTCGTATACAAATGTTAGGTATGGGCATATGCAGCCATCCCAAGCAACCAGCCAATTTGACCACTCTAGGCAGCAGTAAGGACATACATCACAGTCAGGGCAGTAGCACGGTTCTTCGCAGCAGCAGCGTTCATGGATCGCAAGTGCGCCGTTTCTAACTAAAAGTTTTCCGTCCCATCGGTAAAGAGTCATGGAGTCTCGTCTTCTTCCGGGCAGTCAGTAACTGGAATGCAGACTGGAGTTCCAGCAGCCGGTGAGCTACAGGCGAGGACGTTGATCGTTGAGAAGCAAAGTCCGGCTGTGCCGTCCACTGCGTTCCCGCATGTACCAGCAATGGTAGCGCCATTGCTGTAGGTGGAAACATTAGGAAGGGATGATCCATACGAGCAAGCACAACCTGAGACACATCCAGACCCTACCCACCGGGCAAGGGCTGTGCCAACGCCTGTTGCGGTGAAAATGCAAGCTCCAGTGCAGGTTGACAGATAGGTTTGCATTACTGTCTCCTCTGCAAGAATAAGGCTAGCATATCTTGAGTGATCTTTTTCAGCACAACCGTCTTGTGCTTCATCTTCGCTCCAACCATAAAGGTCCATGACCTTATAGTTCATGTTGATCGTTGGACAAGATGATGTATCGAAAGAGATATTTTGATTTGATTGACTATCAGTTCCTTGGACAACTTGGTGCAAGGCGGGTGGGCCAAGCAACGCTGACGCTGTTGAAACCACGACATACTTGTGAGTCGTAGGATTGTAGCAGGCGATTCCGAGTGTTTCTTCTTTTGGTAAACAATCCATTGCTGTTGGGATAACCTCGGGAGGACAGCCAGCCGCACTGGGGTCAAAGCCATCCCACACGCTTCCAGTCTGAACCCACTCCCCACCTGTGAACCTGACATCAGTCCAGCGAGCTATCTTCTGTTCGACACGGATTATTTGCCACTCGGCACTTGTGGCAGATCCTCCACCTACGGTGTAATCCTCTGGCTCAGAAGGCCCAAGGTTTGTAATCCTTTGGATGATGACATTTGAGTCAGCTACCGCATCTAAGTTAAAGTTGTTTTGCGCATCGATTACTGACGATCCCGCGCTTGCCTCTGGTGGAACATCGACATTGTTGTATGCGCTCCTGATGCTATCGGGACCGACATTAACTGTTACTTGCTTTGTCTCGTTTAGGAACTTCAGGCATGTGCTTATTGTTCCCTTTAGCTCGTTGATCGGGAGGCTGCACTCCTCAATCTCATACCTAGCTTCATGGGTTGGCTCAGTGGTGGATTCAGTTTCAGTGTCGTCTTCAGATTCTGCTACATAGTAGGCCCAACCTGTTGCATCAAGCTCTATGTCAGCAAATAGGTTGAATGGATCTTTAATTTCAAGCGTGTCCCCATGCTTCAGAAATCCCGACGACAAGTTTGGTGCTGAGTTCTGGACCCTCAATACTTTAACCGGAACCGACTGACCGATTATCTTGCCTGTGGTGACAAACTGAATCCTTGGATGTGGAACGTCACTGATGATTACCCATCGCTCATCAATGGTCTGCCCAACAATAAACTCTTCATCGACTCCTATCTTGCGACCTTTGATGTTTACTATCGGAACGTGCTGACCGACGATTGTTTTTAAGGTCAGTGAGTCTGGATGCTCGGCTGAACTGGAAGGAGCAGATGCGTTCTGGAAAAGCCGCAACTTCGCATTGAAGCACGGGCATTCCTCACCGTCCCTCGGAGCAGACGCCTCCATGCACGTTGCGATTGCGATTCTTGCATAGAACATTATCTAATCACCGACTCTGTTCCCGGTGTAAAATTCAAAGCGATCCGCATCGTGTGTGACTTTGCTACCTGCCGTCTAGCAATAGCAAACTCGTACTCAACCGCAGCCACTTGCCCAACGCCACCTAAGTGGTAAAACTTGTCAGTCGTGATCACTTGCACGCCGCCAATACCCGTTTCGGGTTGTGGTGGGTCGTACTTGTGGGCCAAAGCCAGACGAACATCCCGAAACAGGTTGGTCCATACCGGGCTTGGAATGTCGCCTTCGCTAGATTCAATTGGTTTGATCCAGTCAACAAAGAGATTCAACTGACCAGATTGCCGTGAATCAATTGTGACTATATGTGTGTCTCGAAAGTAGCCATTCGCCCCGTCCTTTTTCATATACCCTGTAAGAACTTTTGCTTCTAGGCTGTATCCATCACTGGAAGAATCTGCTGACAAAACAGGGTGGTCCGTCACAAACACCACGCCCCCGTTCGTTAATTCGATTGCGTCAACGATCTCGTTTCCGCGAGACACAAGTGGCTGGTGGACAGGAAACGGTTCCCAATCGTCTCTGATTACTCTCCCCTTCTCGTACTGAGGCTTCTCAGGATCGTTCAGGATCGACTTGGGCCGGTGGTTCAGATATGTCCGCTCGGGTGTCGTGACATCGGGCTTCCACAAGCGATAGTCTTCCTGTGCATGGTCAGTGGCGGTCGCTGACTTTACCAAACTAAGAACGTCCGTTGCTCCAAGCGGTGTTGCGACTCCTGTAGAGTTGTCGAGGTAAACTGCGGTGCAATCCACCTTCTCCTCATATACTACCGGCGATGACATGAATTTGAGCGAGTTCCATTCGTTAGCGGGTGCAGGCTTATACACCTTCAGTGGAAACGCTGGAAGAACTCCGGTCCCTGCGAGAGATATGGTGTACTGCCCGTTTTCAGGCGAGTAAACCATTCGGCAACCAGTGTTGTCGAGCAAGTCCTGCATCGCCTCGGCGCAGGTCTTTTCCGCCCACCTTGCGGGTGGCTCGAAAGACGGGATGTTTGCTGGGTCAACAACAATGGTCAGCAAGCCGTCGCAAGCAGCCACGATTTCGGCTACGAGTTCAGTGATGCTCTTTCGGGTTCCACTCTTAACCCGACCAGACGCATCGCGATCATTCCAGTTGCGATCAATCCTGAACTTCTCCAGTATCCATCGTGAATCTTCCAGCACAACGTGCATTCCGCCATACCTCGCCTTGATCGCCTTCACAACCCTCATGTACCTCCAACTGCCTTGGAAAGAATCTGTTATGCAGGTCAGGTCCGCATGTTTAGGGCGAGGCGGGCCGGAGTTCCGTATAAACAAAGGGTTCCCAACAGCGCAATCCACGACACACCTGCCTGCCTTCGCTTCTGACCCCTGAACAAAGTGAAATTTGTGAACATCAGGGTAGCCATTGAGTCGTATATCAACTGTCATCGCGTATATCCCGATCCAGCGTGACCTGAACTCAGGGGAGACGCGCCAAGACGCTCGAATACATATTTGTACGTCATTTTATAATGCGTTGCCACGCCGTTTCCGTGGTACTGGGGCGAGTGCTGCGTGATGACGCGATGTTCTTGCATCTCTTCGTTTGCCCAGTAGGGTGTAGGAGGAGAGAACCAACCGCCGAGGGAGACTATCTCGCCTTGTTGAATATGGACCACCTTGGACTTGCTTGTGAGATAGTGCTTGTACGGTTCGCCTCGCCAATTTGCTCTCACCTTCCATGTCGCAGCACCAGTTCCAGTCTTGCTGACTCCTTCATTGAAGCTGATGAGATTACTGTCTGCCATCAAGATCACTGCTTGGACAGTCATCGAAAATGATCGAGTGTTAGCATATTCGCACTCGCTTAGATTGTCCCAGCTTCGTCGCGTAACACGATTTCCTGAGATGTTATTTGAGACTTGGCTTCTAAGGACGTGAACTGATGGATCACCGTTATCGAGCAGGAAACCACAGTCCTGATAGTTTACGTTATATGCGTCCCTTAACGCGGCGATCTTAACTCCGACCTGAGCCGTGCTAAGTTCAGATGTTTGGGCAGGGTCTTGGAAAAAGTTCCCTCGCAGTCGCCAAATGAAATCAGCAGCCCACCTTGTGCCTTCCGGGGTGAATCGCGGGATAATCTCTATGGCTTCCGGGTACACCTCACCCTTCTCGTGGATGTAGGGATTGGCCCCATTTCCGTAGTAAAACGCCAACCCTTTTCCGTCAACTGACATCGCGTTCTCCATCCATGTCTAGCTGGTCCTCAAGCTGCGCAATGCTTCTTGCGTGAACATTCATCACTTGAGCAAATACATTCAAAATGTTGACCATAGCGGCGGTCGAAGTCTTTATGGAATCTGTCGCTTGCTCAAGAGACACATTCTTTGTTGTTTGGTCATTGCCCGGCAATGAGAATGCTGTCTGAGGGGTTATCTCAAAATCTTTCTGCGCAGCAAGTTGGGCAGAGTTTGCTTCAGGGCTGGGGGGAGGATTGGTATCATTGCCGAGTTCAGCAGAAGAAGTGGTAGTGCTGGTGCTGGCTGTACTGGTGGAGGTGGTGGGAGGTTGAGCAGAAACGACAGCGGCACCCACTGGCGGGTCTACTGGCTCACCCGAAACACCGATGTCACCCACTAGCGGGTCTACTGGCTCACCAGGCTCACCAATGTCACCCACTGGCGGGTCTACTGGCTCACCCGGCTCACCAATATCACCCACCGGCTCTGGCGGTAGAGGTGGTGGTGGTGCGCCATCAGGATCGCCACCCGGCTCTGGATCGCCACTTTTAGGTTTGGCTAATTCAGCAGCCTCGCGAGCAGCCTCATCGACGGCGTTCCAGTCAGCTTCCTCTAGGTAGTCACCAATGGAATCTACAACCAGCGGTCCCTTTTTGCCGGGAAGCTTAAGCTGTGTTTGGCGTACTAGCTTTTGGACAGGGGGCTTTTCTTCCTCTGGATCTCCCCCCTCTTCTTCTGGAGGAACATCCTCTAAGCCTTCCATTTTGGCTGGCGGATCAGCGTCAGCCGCTGGCGGATCAGCGTCAGCCATAGGAGCAATAGGGTTATCGGGATCATCCCATGTCTTGCGCTCACCAGCGTCAAATTCTACCGGGGAAACCGGATGATTCAGATCGTCAAATTCTTCCGGCGTAAGTGGCTCGTCTGCCATTACTCATCCTTTATCAAGCGGGGTGAGTGTTGAGGATGCTGATCGGTTCAGTAGGACTTGCCCCGCCGACACGATAAGCCTCCAGATCCAGACTGAGCGGAATCTCGCTCGGCCCGCTTGTGCTTGGCGTAACTCGCGTCTGCCTCAGATCAGGAAGAGTGATTACCGTTTTGTAAAGCACATCGACTTCCATGTTGTTGTGTGGCAACTGACCACCCAAGAAACTAAGCACCCCACCTCCCTTGAAGAAGTTGATATACAAGTTTGTGTGAGTCGCTGTAGTGTAAGGCGTCCGAACACGAAGCCGAATCTTTCGACCATTGCTTTGGATGCAAACCACCTTCAGGAAGTTTCGAGTCTTTGGTTGAAGATTATTGTCAATCCTCAGCGAAAAGGCGTCAAAGTAATACTCTATGGGAACATTGGCTGCTGCGGCTGGCAAGGTATCTGGCAAGGCTGTCATCACTAGCTTCCCGTCGCCAAGCAACCAGTACAGTCGCTCACCGTCAGGAAGGGGTGGTGGAGTAGTAGGCCAAGTGTCGGTCCGCTCTTCATGCCCGATAATTTGAAGCGTCATTCTCATTACCTGACCCTGACCAGCAACTGAAGCGGTCGAGGTAAATGTTGCCGAAGACACAGAACATGCGCGGTACTGCACCGTTCCCTGATCTCGCCGTAGCATAATGTCAAACGGAAGCAGATCAAATACTTCGTCAGTTGTGAACGTGGTGCTTGCCGCTGGATTTCCAAGAATGCGCGGCAACCATTTGTCGAGTGCATAAGCACCAACTTCCATCACGATGGAGCCAGCGACGATTCTCGTCCCATGGCGAGTGTGGTTTCCCATCGAATCAATGGTTCCGGTCAAGCCCTCGCCGCCAAGGAGCTTATCGGTGTAACGAATGTTCTCTGAGATGATCTCATATCGCTCAGAACTCGCGTCAATTGTCGCGAAGGTACAATCGGTGGTGCTGTCCTGCACGGCCATCGCCGTGTAAACACCCATACTACCGCAGACATCTACTGCCAGTGGGTCACAGGTCATCTTATTTATCCTCCCTGAATGTGGTACTAATTTCCATTGTATCAATGTCATACTTGCGTGACACGACATCATCCATGTCGTAATCACCCATGCTAGTAGAGCTAATTATCTCGCCGCTCAATCCCGTCACGCGACGGTCTTGAAACAGTTCGCGTATTTTGTCTCGGACTAGCTCGTAGTCCGTTGCTGACCCTGATTGCCGGGTGCTGCTACCAGAAACAAAAACAACCAACGTCTTCCTGATTACATCTCGAACACAAGAGAAGGTACGCCCCGACTGACTCCCCAGTGGCTTGATCCATACTCCGCTTTTTACTGTCTCGGTAAATCTCTTTCCGGTTACTCCTGGTATCTTCTTTAGAAGCTCAGGTCGTCGTACATTTACACCGCTGGGCCAGTTGTCATTTATCAACTGAGCGTGAGTGCTAGATACTTCCCAATCGGTATGCTGAACCGTCATGGCCTAACTTTCTGAAACGTAAATTGTCTTAACTAGCCGGTCCACTTGAACGCTGGACTGACCCCCTCTGTCTTGACGGAGAGATCCTCGCTCCATCGCATACCGCAATTGCTCGTCAGCCTCTACCATCAGTGTCCTGTACTCTCGAATATCACCCCGCCCAATCCTTGACATCTGCGCCTCTGCGTAGCTTTTTACAGCCAACAGAAGCCTCGGTGAGACATCCAGTGTATCTGTGATTACCAGTTTTCCGTCAGTCATGGCAGGAACCCCAGATACGGTGAATACCGTTGTGCTGGCCTGAGCCGTAATGAAGCCCTCAAACGCGACCGGAACTTCGGTCGCGATTCCAAACCCAAGCTCAGACTCTGGGGAATTGGAGGTAGTCGCTGCCACACGAACCAAAGATCCAACCAAGCTGATCCCAACTGGTATCGGAGTGGTCAGTGTCACTGTGTCACCGGAAGTGTTAACCAACGTGCAAAACTCAAGAACCTTTGGGTCACGAGGGGATCTCGCATAGGCAATGTCCAGTTCGGTTGCCGTTGTTACTGCCGGGCTAACCCGAAGCTCTGTCTTGGACTTTCCATCCAACATTGACATCCGAAAACAAACCAACTGAGGATCGCTTCCACTGTGGGTTCTCGGTCGGTCGTACTCGCGAAAGTCTTTTACGTCAATCAAGGAAAGCCTTCGATCTTTGCCGTGATGCCAAACATCGTAGACTTCGCGAACATCGTCTGGAATCAGGACTCTGTCTTGGCGAAGAGAATAAGTGGTCGGAGCCTCGGCCTGCCCATTCCAGTCTTCTAAGGTTATCTGTGTGTCACTGTCCCGTGTCTTGACTCGATATGACCTCTCATCATCAATGTAGAGCGACCCAAGCGCAGCCCATGAAGACCAAGCCTCAGCCCTTGTCACTACCCCTGACGAGTTGATGCTGATGGTTCCGGTCTTGTCTTCCGCATTGAGATAGACGGTGGTTTCATCGTCGTACAGGTTCCACTGATGTCGAGTCATCGCTTGCTCATATCCCCACATCGCTGCTCGCTTTGCTCGTCTAACATCCATCTCGTTGTCACTCAAGTCATAGACATCCATGACGTGAGAAACTAACCCCTGAAGGGTAAGTACCCTGCTGGTGTCAGAGGTGATCGACGATGCCGGTGGGCTGCTTGCTGCACTTCCGTCTACAGTTGTCATTCCATTAACTCACGGTAAAAGAAGTTGGATTTGAAAAGTTTGTCTCTGCCTTTTGGACCCACAAGTAGTAGCTTCCAACGTCGAGGCTGAAGGTTGCCTTGCCGAAGGCATCTGTTGACAGCGTTCCGGCCACTACGTTGCTTCCCGCTAAGTCAGTGCTGACCCAGACATCTACTCCCGACTCTGGACTTCCTCCGACATTGATCGTTACCTCATGGGAAACAGCACCTGCACCTGTCGCTAATAAAGCAGTAGTCCATGCTGAATCACCGCGATCTCGAATCGACTCCAATGCGTCTGACGAAGCAAAGCCAGAACCCTTAATGTCTGTGAGGTGAGATACCATTGTGGCTTGGGTTGCGGCTGTTGCATCCCCACCGCCCCAATTACCTTGGTTGGTTTGCAGTTCATTAGTATCTGCCAGAATCAACGTGATCGAAGCGTTGTCTGGATTGACTGTTGCAAAGCCGGTGGCAGTCAGCCAGTTGCCTTGGTTCGTTTGTAGTTCGTTACTGTCTGCAAGGATTAAAGTAATTGAAGCGTTGTCTGGTACAACTGTATTGAATCCGGTGGCTTTGAAAGCATCAGCGTTTGAACCGCTTGTGAACTCAGTGTAAATAGCCGCTGGACTTGTACCACCCGTCAACGAATTGGAATCGACCTCGTTTGCAACCGTGAACGTAAGCTGGTCCGTCTTTCCTTTGATAGCCGTGATCGAAGCGTTATCCGGCGCAACAGTATTGAATCCAGTTGCAGTCAGCCAGTTGCCTTGGTTCGTTTGTAGTTCGTTACTGTCTGCAAGGATTGCCGTGATTGAAACGTTATCCGGCGCGACTGTATTGAAGCCGGTAGCTTTGAAAGCATCAGCGTTTGACCCGCTTGTGAACTCAGAGTAAATAGCTGCTGCACTCGTACCACCTGTCAACGAATTGCTGTCCACCTCGTTTGCAACCGTAAATGTAAGCTGGTCGGTCTTAGCCACAATGGTATTTACTACCCCTGATATGTAGGAATTGCCGCTAACACCCGCAGTGGCTTTTGTAAATATACCATATAAATTTTGGCTACTGCTTGCAGACCATGAGGCACCTTTAACATCTGCAAATTCACTATCCATAGTTGCTTGAGTTGCCGCCGAGTCAGTGCCTCTTTCATCAGCAACAATTTTGATAGGAATGCCATACTCGGTCCACGCTACACCAGCAATCGTTCCATTCACTTTGCAAGTGTACCTATCTGACTCAGCAGGAGTTGGCGTAACTCCGCTAAAGACAATCTGGTAAACTCCGGTAGCTATCGCTGTGACAGTCGGAGCAGCCGCAAGTCCGTTAAGTCTGGTAGTCGTAGTGTCAATCACGGCTACAACGTGTGCGCCAGTCGATCCGATGACATTGACTAATACTTTGATGTCGTCGCCAACATAGGCTGTTTGTTCTTGAGCCACTGTTTTTCCTACTGTGCTAAAGGGTGGTTTAAGTTTCGCAGTGGGTGGTACACGGTTCCAGAAGAGGGACTACCAAGCACTCCGCGTGAAGTTGCTAGGTGTGTTATCTCTGCTTGGGTTAAGGCACGGTCATAGGCTCGGATGTCGTCCTGTAGGCCTTGAAAGTAGTTGCCAGTAGAGCCAACGTAATCGCCAATCATCGTTGAGGATGTTGATGGATTCCCAGTTGCCGATGGCACCGTATAGTCATATGTCAGGGTAACTTCTGCACCGTCGAGAAAGTATCTAAGCCTGTCTGCGTTTGATGCACCAGAGCCATCGAAGACACAAGCCAAATGATGCCATGTTGATACCGTTGGCTTGCTAGTGTAGCCAGTACCATCAGCAACTTGGTTTACCTGAAACCTATTGTTTCCCGCAGTTTGGTAAAAAAGGGTGTCGTTTGTAAATTCACCGCTTTTCCCGTGGGAGAAGAAAGATGATAAGCCAGTCGTCTTGTCATCTTTCACCCATGCAGACCAAGACATCTCTGTTAAGTTTCTCAGGTCCAATGATGAGTTTGAGATATAATCGTTCGACCCATCAAAGTCATAACATCGACTACCGCCGTTAGAGGTATCAGCAACCGTACCCATGCCACCTTGGTACGTCCCGTTATTACTATTGCCACTCTGATCGAGTGTACTGTCGTTGATACTTGGACACAGCCACATCTGTTCTCCGCCTAATCCAATTGGCATTGCTTACCTCAGTTCGCGTATAAGGGATGAACTGTTGATCCGCCGCCACCGCCGCCACCACTACCATCAGTGAGCCAGTTGAACGGGTAAGTTGTTGTCGATCCAAATGCAGTAACGATTGCCCGAAGCACTGCACCACCTCCAACATCAGTATTGAGAGTAAAGTCGTCATTAGCCGCATCCGTAAACGGATCGGCTGAAAGTGTTGTATTCTCTAAAGAACTCTGGCCGTCAGTATCTCCAGCGGTGACTAGGCTTGTCACGTTATAGGCATAGTTTCCGTAGACCGTTCCGCCAGCATCTTCTAGGGTTCCACTATAGTATCCTTGCACGGCAGTGGCACAGGTGTGAAATATGCAATTCTTAATACTGCAAGAGAGTTGACCGCCGGAGCAAACGATATTGTGATTGTAAAATACGCAGTCTTCGACAAACAACTTCCCGTAGTTGTGTGAGTAGAAAGCACCAGTACCATCCCCGATGAAGATACATTTCTTAGCACTGAAATTACCGTTGGGTCCGGATTTGTAGATTCTCCCGTTCAGTTTCCAAACGCAATTAGTAAGGCTTAAAGCTGTGGTGTTTTCCGTGATGTTACTAGCACCAACTGTTCCTACATATTGAATCAATGTATTTGATGCAGTGATATAACTTGTTCTTGCGTGGTCGTCACTTAGCATTGTGAAACTATTTGTCGGATCGCCAATGACACAATCCTGACAAGTGACACTGGTGTTCCCAACAGTAGTTGATGCATTGCTAAATTTGTTGCCGACCGACAGTGCTTGCATCTTTAGGTTCACGATCCATCGACCACCACCCTGCCACATGAAAGAACCATCATTGTCAATAGATAGTGTTGGCATACTACCCGCCGCCCCTCTGAACCTACCACTTTTGGCATATTCTCCAAGTGACGAAGTTATCGTTTGGTCTGTTTCGGTTTCCAACCAAGCCAAAGGTACGTCACCTGTTGAGGTCAACGATCTTGAATTTTCATATGTTGCCCGCTTCCCCCCTACTGCCCATGCCACGCCGCTTTCAATAGGCCACAAATCATCAGTGGTGATCGTTTCGTTTATTGTATCTACACTTGCGATGATCGAAAATTGACGACCTGACGAGGTAGAGCAGAACAACAAGTCTCCCGCCGACATGGTTGTTAAATCCGCACCGTCCATTGAGACATCAATTGTCGCTGTTCCATCTAGTTCCGCACCGTACCCGGTTACAGCGGAAGCAGGACCAAGACCGGACGAATCCGTATCACTGCCGGTTGAACTATTAAACAAAACGGGACCATTGGGAGTCGTCATTAGTTACCCCATTCGGTTGCCATGTTCGTCAACGCTGCTTGCCATGCAGCATCATCGGGATTGTTGGCGTCGATCAATGGTGCGATGTTTTGGTTGTAAAGCGTGACGTACTTGTTCTCTTGTGCTTCAACCAATTCCCGCAGTGCCTCTGCCTCTTCCCAAGTAGTTTGAATCTCTACTACTTGTGCTTCAGTGGTTCCGGCATCGAGACGCCCACCCGAAGCAGCAACAAGTTGCTCGGATACCACTTGGATCTCCACAGGCAACGCCGCTTCAACCGATGCAAACTGCAAAGATCGGGGGTATTGATTAGTGGAGATTGCAACGGCAGTCATGCTAAACACTTCCGACAGAAACCAAGCAATAAGGGTTTGGTTATCGCCTGCCGGAAGTGTTTGATAAAAATCAATCAATGTACCAGATCGTTGGTTTACCATTACCGGATCAGTGATAACCGTACCCGTTTCTTGCAAGGTTTTCCGTGTCGATTCAGTAGACATGCCGATAGCGGTTCTTGCTGACAAGTGTGCTGCTATGGTTGCGTTACTTACCCCTTCGTCTTGAAGGGGCTTGATGTCCATCAGGTAATCAATCATCGTTCATTCCTTGTGCTTGTTTTACGTTGATCTTCGCTTGATCCGTAGTTCTTTGGTCGCATATCGTCTACGTTGCAACCAGCCTGCTTCGCGAGTTCCTTCCACAGATCATTACGATCATCTTCGCAATCCTTTAACTTTCCTTCGATTGTGACGATGTGTTTCATCACTTGCTTCCACAGCACTCCTATAGCAGACGCGCAGCCAGTTACAGCAGTGACAAGAAGACCAATTGTGGTGGGGTCTGGTACGCTCATTATCGCCGTCTCCATCGAAAAAAGATTCCTCGTTTAACGCTTCGTGAACAAGAACGAACTGTCGTCCTAACGGGCTTGTTTGCTCGAACCGTGCTTACCACTCCACACACTCCGCTGGCACAAGACTGTGGAGCAGTGACCTTGACTTTTACTGATGCAGATGTTGGTAGCATATGTGTTACCAATACCTTCTCTTGGGGGATCACTGCTTCTTGCGCGGTTGCACCGCCTGAAAGCTGGCCGATGAAGGCTGCACCAACAGCAAACACCACAGATCCTGCGAGAAAATACAAAGACATATCTACTAATTTCGTGAATCTCATATCAACCTTCCTTTACCGCCTTGACGGATCTAACTGCTACTGACTCGAACGGCTTTGCTTTGGCGTTCCAGACGGTTCCATAACCGTTGTCACCCCACTTTTTGCCCCAGCTATTAACGAAGCTGAAACCGTATTCGATGTTTCTTCCACTGCCTCTATACTCGCCCCGTAATCCTGCAATGAGATGCCTCCACCAACTGTAAGCCAAGCTGCAAGGAGACGGATCAACGTCGTCGATCATGGCTGACATCACAGCGTCGAAGGAGTTTCTGGGCATCTCCTCGAAGGTGACAATCTTATGCTTCTTGCAACTGGCGATGACCTTTGGGTCTTTCTCCAGCGAACGCTTGTTTGAATACTGGGGCCAAACATCGAAGGTAGGGATGCCATGCTGTTCAATATAATTTGTTGCTTCAACCGTGAAGCCTCCCCTGTTCTTGTATCTCGTCCCCATCGCAGCCGTTGCGTGTGGGTTCAAGTCGGGGACGGGATCTATACCCTGAGCGGCGTAGCGATTTAAGATGCAGTTAGCGACACCGTAGAGCCAACAATATCCATATCTCCCCTGATTTTGGATCTTCAGGTTGTTGCCCTTGTGGATGTCCATCGGGCTTGATTTGTTCTTCTTCTGTAACTCAATTAGCTCTACCCAATCCTGACGCCTGTGGATTTTACCTGAGTATTCCTGATGCGAAGAAAACTCTGGATGCAGATCCCAGTCCCTCGACTTATATCCGCGTACCCCATCCGTGTTTGCGTCCCAACTAATGTCACTCATGTTCGACTCCTTATTTCAGAAATCGTTGCATCTATGCTGTCTGGAATCGGGATGCAGTCCAATCGACCTGCCTTGGATCGGAACACGATGGACGGGGCTTGACCGTATCCAATCTCAGCCATCTCCTGAAGCCAAGTCTCTGCACCTGAAGTGTCCTGACCGACTTCTAATCGTCTTCGCTCGATGCCGTTCTTTTCACAGAACTCATCGACCTTCATGGAGATGCTTGCTTGGCCCTGTCCCGGTGACATGCTCTCGCTAGTCACGAATAGTACCTGAGCAGAAACCTCTGCTGGAACGACTACAGCAGGAACAAGCTTCGTCCAGTATGAGGTATCGTAAACAACCCACGCCAACGCCAGAGCCAGCAGTAAATTCAAGCTTGGCTTTGGTAATGGCTTCTGCGGCGACGGGGTTGGCGCAGGGCTGCTTTTCGATATGTCGATCACTTGTCCTCTCCAATCTTAATTTCAATGGAGCGGATTCTTTCATCTATGTCGTTCAATGCTTTCGTGAGCTTGTCGGTGTCAACTTGGTCCTCGATCTTGGTCGCAACATAATTCAACTTCGGCATCTTTGCACGAAGGTAATCGACCACCTTCTCCGCTGCTGGCGCAAGACCGCCGACGATCATTATTGCTACGAGTCCAACCATCTGTACTGCTGATACCGCCGCAGTGAGAATGAGCGGAAGCAAGGAAACACTCTCGAAACCTTCCGTGTCCCTGTTCATAAACCATGCGAACGCTCCAACAGAGTACAGCTTCCATGCGATGAAAATACAAAAACACCCCACCAGAAATTGCCAGCTTTTATTTTGTCTTAGGGTCATAGCCCGGTTCTCCTTCTGTGTATTGAGGCGAAATAGAATCTAGGCTGAACAGGTTTTCGTCCAACCACTTTTCAATCAGCTTCGTGATTAACTTCACCGCAATGGCGAGAAAGATGCTGCCTATCACTGAATCAAACTTTTTGCTCTGAATCAAGGCGATTCTAGTTTCACCGACAGCCATCCGATGAATGTCCTCCTTATTCAAGTGAGGAGTCATGAATCGCTTGGTTGTCGCAAGGTAGGTCAACCTCGCCGTCTTCCGAACGTCCGAACGGCGTGATCGGCTCATTAAGTAGTTTCCCACGATCACCCCTTTGGCTTCTGGCTGTGCTTGTGGATCAGCTTGGTGCGGAGATCGAATCTCGCATTATCGCTCTTCCGACACTTTTCGTCCAACACCCTACTCTTGTTTCTTGCCCGCGCCTCCAGACCATCCACTATGTCGCTCGCGAGGCGAGTCTTTTTTTGCTTACCCCTGTAGCCACGAACCTTGACCAATCCGTCTATGTCAATGCCTTTCTTTATTGCAGACTTTTTGACATCATTGGTGCTTGAAACCCAGGCTAATGGATCGTCATACTTCCCTAGCTGCCCGTTGTAGCTTTTGCCGTGAGTGTTAATTCCAGCGCGCTTTGCGATCTTCGTCACCGCATCCAAATTGCCATCAGACATGACATTCATGCGTTCTAGCTCGCGGCGATTGAAATCGCTGTCCGTATTCCAACTACCGGGAGCTTTCTGACTCGCCAGCATCGCAGCCATGTTGGGCGAGTTCCCTTCGCCAACAAGGTAGTCGTAAACGTCACTGAGGCCCGAAGACTCCATCTCTGCCTCAATACTAGCTAATCGTTGCGGTGTCATTCCTGTTGCTCCTGTGAGTCCTCTGGAGGTGCTTCCTGCGGCGGGGCGTTCATCTGCATCAGCATCCGTTGCTCATCCTCGCCTAGTAAAAACTGATCGACTGAAAAGTCCATTGCGCGGCCTAATGCTTCCATGTACGCATTGAATGGACGAGTGACCCCACCCATCATTGCTTGCTGGATCACGGGAAGAATGTATTGCCCGACATCAACCAGTTGCGCGATCTGGGTATCTCGATTCGGCTTACGAGCCGTTCCCGCTTCCACCCGGTAGCGGAAGTCACGAGTGATCCGCGACACGTTGTCAGTCAGGATCTGTTCGGCAAAGACGCTGGCTGCGGTTTGACCAACTATCGGCGCGAGATCCTCAAATTCTGCCGAGTAACGCATCGCCTGAATTTCGCGAGTCGCTGACAAGGAAAGCCAGTCCTCTACGCGGGACGCCATGTCATCCGGGCGAATGTTTATGTTCTCTTGGCGATACTGAGCTTCAGCCGCTGATCGCATTTGACGACCCGACATTCCGTACATCAATTCCGTCAAACCCAATCTTTTGTCGATTTGGTCGTTGACGCTCTGGATCATGGTCCAAATGTCAATGCTGAAGTTCGGAGCCTGAAGGAAACTGATCATGTCAGAAATTTTCGATCCACTGATTCTTTCCAAATCAATGACTGAAAACGGGCCAGAACCACCTGTCAACTGTGTCCTTATTGATTCGCCAGCCTCCTTCATGACGCCAACGTATATCTTTGATCCGGCGGCTACTTTGTCCGCAATAAAACTCATGCACCAGTTGATAAACTTTAGTTCAGCAAGGCATGGTTTTACCATGGAAATCGGCCACACTTCACCCGGCTTGGAATGGAAACTCAAGCGAACAATAGGCCAGCCACCATCCGACCAGTAGTCATCCCAGTACGGCACTTCCCAAGACGCTTTTTCAAGGATCAATTCCATATCACCAGACTGCAAGACTTCCGGCGACAGGTTTAGCGGGTACGGACATTGTTCGCAGATCGCTAAGTGAACGTAGTCACCCAAAACTTCCAGTCCCTTGACTCTCTTGTCTTTGGACCCAAGCTTAATGTTCTGGCCTGCGCCGTTTTTGCTGTAAACATCCCAATACTCTACTAGGTCGTGAGTGACCCCAGCAGTAGAGCCGTTCCCGTTTCGCGTTGCTCCACCTGACATACTGTCGTTGGCTGACTTGCGAGCGTACTTTCCCTTGAGTGATCCGGGGGCAAGACCAAACTTTTCTTCAACGATGTTCACGGGCTGGCAGTTTCGCAAAGCGATCCATGTCACATCCCGCCAATACTTGGCGTCAGGATCAACCAGCAAATCCTTATTGGTCCGATATCGGCTGCGTGCCATCTTTGGCCCGCCCCCAGGCGGCTGCTCCATCTCGATATGCAACAATCCCAACCCGGTAATGATCGCCTCAGTAATAGCCAGCCTAGCTTCGTCCTGCTTACTACCCTCCTGCTGGATATAGTTGCTGATAGCCTCTAGGATCGCACTGTGGTCGCGATCAATAACCGAAGCTTTTTCGTCGTTGTCTACGCTCTGCTGATACTGCTGGTACAGCATCTGGACTCCTTGGATTACATACGGATCTGTGACGACCCCCTGCTGAACAGCTTGCGTCATCGCAAGCATCTGCATCGCTTCTGGGTTTCCAGCGTAAAAAGTCTCAATACTGATATCTGGGTTGCTTCTCGGTGTCACCGCAATTGTAGGATTCTGGTGGTAGAGGACAGGACCAAACATCGAGACAGCCTCGAACAGTCGATTTACCGACATCTCAAATTGGGGCATCGAAATGTCTTTCGCCAGAAAACCATCATGACCCCCTTTCTTCAAATCCGACCACATTTGATTCACAGGGCCATCATAAAACTGCATGGCTTCATCAGCGTAAATATCAAATTTAGATTTACGGTCTTTTCTCGCAGACGCGAAGACCCTCTTCCATCGATCAACGATGGGCTGAAGAGGATATTTGGCTCCCGCCGCCTGCTGCGGTTGTGGTCCGTATTCGTCCATATCCGAACTACCTTGCTTCCAGTTTTGAGATTCGTTTGCCTAAGCTTTCGATCTGTTCGTCAAAATACTTTTTTTCGTCCGTGAAATCCCACACGCCGTCCACATCCATTCGCAGATCAGGGTTCGTGCTAAATCGAGTGTCGTCCTTGTGTAGGACTTCGACGTAACCCTGCCCCCGGAACGCAACTTCGATGGACTTCTCGCCCACTCGCATGACATGAGCTATGTCCGCATTGTTCTCGGACACTGTCGCTCGATGGTAGAAAACCACAAGTTGACCGCGTGTCGGTTGTGGCATCTTCCACGCAAGTGGCTCCGGTGGTTCGGCGTCAATCTGTGCAGCGACTGCCACTGGTTCATAGCTCGAAAATGATTCAGTAGTGCGAGCGACTACGGGTTTACGGGTTGGTGATTTCTTAGCCATTTTCAAACACTCCAGTTGGTCCCAAAATTATCGTGCTTGTAAATCCAAAAGGATTTGCTGCCTCCTGCCGCAAGCGTTTTCGCTCCTTGAATTGTCGAACCCGACGCTGGCCGGGTGTCTCTACCCGCCTTCGGCCCTTTGGGGCGACGTAGGGCTGTCTTGTGTCAGTCAGGTAGGCTGACAGGTATTCCATGCACTCGACGGCGTGAGTGTTAGATCGTCGGTTCCCGGTGTCCGTGACATTTCCGTTGACCTTCTTTTTCCTGAAACGCCGCATCTCCCGATCAAGATTTGGACATCGATCAAAGTCAAATATCAACTGAGGACTTCCGCTGCCACCGACCGACAACATTCCTCTCATCACCTCTTCGCGATAAGCGATGACGGAACAACCCGGAATGAATCTGTGCTTCGTTTCGACGCACTGCACATCCTCTTTTTTCATCTCCCGCTCATATGCTTCGCGCGGGGCGATTCCTGTATCGATGGATGTTAGGTTTCCACCATGTGAGTCAATGATGAACGACTGAAACCAATCTCCTGCTGTTTTTCTGGCTAGAGCAAAAGCTATCTTCCTGGCGTCACATTGGTGAATATAGATTTCGTCGTAAACCAAATGCCATTTGCCACTCGGTGGAGTAGCTATTAGGACCGCAGCAGCCGTTTCATGGCCGGGGTCAACAGCAAGCCGCCTGCACCAACTTGACGGGACATTTCGATCCTTAAGGTATTGATCTGCTTCGCCAGCGAGTTGACCCGCATAGCCCTGAATGTCATGAAGCCCGCGCTTCCACATCGGGTACATCAATACAGAATCCGTGACCATCTCGCCCAATGCGCGTTTTCGATAAACGTCATCGCCCATGCTTTTCCAACCGGCGACCGCAGCCTTCTTTGCCTCTTCTGGCAGGTACGGATTACTTTCCATCGATATGCGAAAGACAACGGTCGTAGGTTTCGTTCCGCCTCGTTCATGGGACTCTTCTTGAGATTCCGCTCGCTCCGCGAAACGTGCCATGCAATCGTTTTCATCGTGCGGCAACGCCGACCAAAGCAACCGACCGCTGCGGTCAATCAAACGACCAGCAGCCTCCTCGTACCACGATGGATCGAGGATATCCTCATCGATTAAACAACAGTCCAATTGGAAGCCCTGTTCCGGCTTTGCTCTGCTGGAAAATGCCATGATTTCCCAACCACTTTTCAGATAAACATTACTGAAAACTTGCTTCGCTCTATCCTTCCAAACGATCTTTTCGATCATCCGGGGTGGGATCAATGGAGGTGCTGGCTTCGCCTCTTTCTCGCGAGCTTTGTCTTGCGGAACCCACGGGCGATAGACACGCCACAACTGAGTCTCGGTATCGCGAATGATCTTGAATGCACCAGCCTTGAACAGGTAGGGATAAATTACATTCCCAATATTAAACGCCTTATAACCAACGATGGCTAACTTACCATCTCTTAATGGATACTTTCCGTAGGGATCTTTTCCCTGAACCGCTCTTGCTACCTCGACAAACGCGGCGAGGCTTTTTCCACCTCGGTTGCCACCCATTAACATACATTCTGGCGCATTGCATTTATGAAACTCTTCCTGAGTTGGTTGAGGAACGTACAGGTTGAGAGACTCAAGCCGACGCTGCGCGATCTCGTTCGCGACTCGGATCGCCTTCTTCTTAGCGAAGTTGCCGTTCCCTTTTCCAATTAGTTCCATCGCGTCCACTGGCATGGACCCAGAATCACTCACCATGCTTCACCCCCGCATCAATGACCCTGTCGTTCAGGGTTGGGATCGCGGTCGCGGGAAGCGAATTGCTCTCCTGATACTCAACCAAATGCTGCCGCATCACCTCAATCAGGTCGCGTTCCTCCATCATGTCCAACTGACGTTCGGCTAGACCAAGGGTCGTGACCTTCGACGCTAGATTCATCATCATGTCATGAATCTTCACTCGCTTCTGGGAGCCGGGATCACACGCCAGGTATGTGGCGAACAAGTGTTTCGCCCACCCGTTCACCCCACCAAAAGGACGCAACATGGACTCAAAGATTTCATTGATATGTGGATCGAATGACCCGCCATCCTTGAGCGTCTCAAGAGTCTGTAAACCCTGTTCTTCTAGAACTGCAAGACGATGATCTAACTGATCTTGCTTGGCTTGATCAGCGATCTTCGTTCGACACTCTTTGCAGACATCCCGATGACCGTCCTCTTTGGAAACATCAACGTGAAACAGATCGAGAGTTTTTCGCTGACCACAATGCGTGCAAAATTTGCAGCCAGCTTTGTTAGCTTCTGCTTCGATAGGGTCAGGAATTTCGTTCTGCAAAGGCATCTGATTATCCATAAAAAAAGCGGACGAACCAACAACGCGGCTCGTCCGCTGAATACCATACTGGCCTTGCCGCTATCGCTCAGACCCATTCAGGGGCAAGCTCTACTTCTACGAGCAGACCGTCATCAGCGGGAGTCGTACTCGCTTTGAGCGTGGTCCCAAGGATCAAGCCGTGGTCAGTGCTGAGAGTTGCGTCAGCAACCACGCCAAGGTCACCAGCTTTGATTGCGTCACCAGCCGTCAGTGCGACCGCTGTCGCGCCTTGACGAACCTTGCTCGGACCACGAACAATTCCATAGAAAAGGTCGTTGTCGGCAACAGTGGAAGCCCCAAGTGATGGGTCAACCACCAAGCAGCAACGGTCCCCGGCAGAACTCTTGGCGGCAGCGATGCCAACGCCAGCGTGTCCACCATCGATGTCAATCACGATGATGTCGCCAGCAGCAAGAGTGTCACCAGTTTTGTTGCGAAGGATGCGAGCGGTTACCCGTCGTCCAACGGTGCGGTTATGCATGCCCGATGCGGTTGCGACAGCAGCCGAAACAGGGAACGTATATTCGCGACCGTCAAGCGCAGTGTTAATGTCAACACTGTCGTCATTTTGGCCCTTGATGGTTTCACCAAGGCCAAAATCAGAAACTGAATCATTCATCTCTAATTTTCCTTTGAAGGATGTGTTTGTGATTTGCCAAAGTGAAAAGGACTACGCTGCGGACAGCGGCTTCCAAACTACAAAATTGCGAGGACTCTTGTACTTGATGTTACTCAAGGTCGAGACAACACAGTTCAAGCTTTGAGTCGCGAGGTCGTATTGTGGACCGCCCTCTGCGTCAAAAAGGCTCTCAGTTAATCCCATCAATTCCATGCAAGCCAGATTGATGCCGAACCCATACCCGACAGGTACTGAATTTTCATATGAAACTTCTACCCCGTCAAATCTGTACGAGTTCAAAAATCCCAATTCACGCAGCGATCCCGGTGCGTTCGTCACCTCGATGGTTTGCCGACCATCGTTGTGATCTTTCAACTCGATGTATTTATTACGGTCAAGCATCACGTTAGTGATCTGACCATCAATGCTTGAGTTCCGCTGGGCGTGAGTAATCCCGTAGCGAATTGCTTGCTCCATTTTTGCGCCAGCAGTCGATCCGCTAAACGCTGTGGAATCAGTTACGACTTGAAGACTACTCCAAAAATCGTATTGCTTATCCGCAGTCGCTTCAGGCCAGCTAGTAGCAGCAGTTTGCGCGCCGCCGTAATAACCAAGACCCATGTTTATGCCACCGTAGCTTCCATATGGGGCGATCACTTTATCAGCAGCGTTCGCGGTTCGGGCCACGTTGGTGTCCAAAGTCAATGTTTGACCATTGCTCTGCGCCAAGGTTTTTAGCCCATGCCAAAAGCGTTCGTTATCAGCATGTTCGCCATCGACAAACCACTGACTGGCGAGTCCTTCCATCAAGCTGCTCTTGATGCGCTCGGCAAACTGATCAACAACCTTCACGATTGCTGATTCGCCTTTATTCTTTTCCAACTCGCGCCTTTTAATGCTATCAACGCACTCATATCCGCGCCAGTCTAAATTGCCGGTCTTAAAAAGACTCTGAGCAACAAAGCTGCGAGCGTTTTCGCCGGTCGCTGCTTGCGTTGCGTGGTCTTTGTATTTCACGACCCATTGCAGTCCCTCACCACCGTGACCAGTGCTGATTCGACCTGCTTGATCCATCAACGCCATAAGGGCGTGGTTGCGTTTTGTCGCATCCTCAATATCTTTGAGGAGTTTAGGTAGCGAAGTTGTCAATGATCGCTGCCATGAGAAGCGATCAAAACCCTGGAAACTGTTAGCCATCAGTTCATCCTCCGTGAGAAGTCATTAAGTAATTAAATCACTCGCCTGTTTGCATTGAAGCGAGTACCGATTCACCAAACGACATCTGGTCTGTCCCTGTTTGGTTTCCACCAGATTCGGCAGACACGCCATTGAAAGCGGTTTGCGTTCCAGTCCGTTGGTTTGTTTTTCCACGCATCGCGCGTTTCTGCTGCTGCGCCACTACGCCTGGAGCAGCTTGTTGCGGCGAAGGTGTGGATGCCGCTGGCTGCGACACACCCATCGCAAGCTGCGCGTATTGAATTTGCCTGCTCGTTGATCCCACGCCATCACTGGCTGCGGTATCCATATGCTGCAAGAATTGCTGACCCTGCTGTGAATAAACAAAGTCCCCAGAGACTTGATCTTGGACATAGTTTCCAGACGCAGGATCTTGCTGATACAGCCATGTCGCGTTCGTGTTGATAAAGCTATCAATCACCCCTTGCTCCTGTGCCTGCGTCTGCTTCTGGGTGTAGCTTGACTCAAATTTCTCAGAAATCATTTGCTCAACACGCTGGTCAATCGCCGTAGCAAATTGACGTGGGTCTTGCAGAACGTCCTGCCACTGACGCATCTTTCGATCAATTCCTAGAATCTGCTCGCGTGTTGCGTCATCGACATGCTCTGCAATCTGCCGATTTCCTTCCTCATCTACTTCGATGTATTGCTGCGCCCAACCCGGCTCTTTCCAGCCGTCAATCAACTCACCAAGAGGATCAAGCTGCTTTGGCTCAGGAGCGGATTCTTTCTGCTCTGGGTACTGTTGGCGGAATTTACTCTGCTCTTGGTAGAATTTCACCTGATCAGCGTATTGCTGAATTTGCGACTCGCGTTGCTTATTAGCCTCGACCAAGGCTTGCACTGCATTGCCAGGATCATCAAAATTTTGGAAGCCAGCTTCCTGCAAGGCTGACGACCAAGCGGGTGTAGCGTTAACGGCATCCATGCCGTCTTCGCCTTGGCCCTGAGCAGCGGGAGGTGAGGCATCCGCAGACTCAGAGTCAATTATCGATTCGTCAATAGGAACATCTTGCTCCACTGCGGGAAAAGCATCCTGCTCTGTATCGTCATTTTCAACAGAGTCGTCTGACATGATTTGTATTGCCTTCACAGATTGAAAGATTTAATCGATTGCAGGCATCTTGCAGACTTGTTGGGTCAAGTCAAACAACATCAGCCCCGCTAGGACAGCATTGGACTGAAATACACGGGTGAGTAAATATTTTGGAAAAACAAACTACAACTACCGAACAAAAAGCCTTGATGCCGCTCACTGATCTGCGGCATCAACTCAAGCGGAAGGGGATCGTCGATGTTCCGCGAAGCACCGTGAGAAACTGGTACTTACTTGGCGTCTCTACTTCGCACGGTCGGATCAAGCTGAAGACGAAGAAAATAGGAAGCAGGCATATGTCGAGCATAAAATGGACGCTCGATTTTTTAGATCAGCAGGAAGCTGACTAACCCACTCACGGAGGTCGTTGTGAGAATTTTAGTGATCGGAGACACCCACTGTCCTGCTATGTCCCCACGCTACCCAGAGTGGCTGGCCGATATCCATAGCCAGTGGCAATGCGAGCGAGTAGTCCACATAGGTGACTTAGTTGATAATCTAGCGTTGAATTTCCACAAAAAGAATCCAAAATTAAAGAACCCAGTTGCCGAGAAAGAGAAAGCTCAGAAGCAGATAGACAAGCTCACGAAGATTTTCCCGAAGGCTGATTGGTTGCTCGGAAACCACGACATTCTTCCTTGGCGTTGGGCCGATGAAGTTGGACTTCCCCATGACTACCTTCGCAAGCCCGGTCAAATTTGGAATGTAAAATGGAAATGCCACCCCAGGTGGACCGACCTAAAAATCGAGGGTGTGGTCTACCGGCATGGGGACAAAGGCAAAGGTGGGAGGATGGCGGCGTTGTCTAATGCAGCAGCCGAACATGCGTCCTTGGCGCAAGGTCACTTGCACCAGCAGGCAGGCGTGGAATATGTCGCGAACAGTAAGCAACGTATCTTCGGATGCCAAGTCGGCTGTGGCGTGTCTGACAAATCCCTACACTTTGAATACGGTCGAAAATACAACCAAAAAAGCGTGCTGGGATGTGGAATCGTAGTTGACGGACACACTGCCTATTTTGAACCGATGCCTGACAAACTCGCTAAGGAATCAAAATGAAAATCAACGACATTGTGTCTATCACGTTTTTCGATCACGTCGAAGCGACCAAAGTGTCGAAGGCCGAGAAGTTTACGGTGTTCGGTCGCGTGATTCAAATAACAAAGCGGTCAGTGATAGTGGCTTCTTGGGCTTACAGCAATAAGCGACGAAAGTGCGATCACAACACCACCACTTATACTATTCTTAGATCCTGCATTGAAAAAGCTGACGTACTCACCCCGGCGGAATGACTCAGGGCTTTGAAAGACCCCGCCGCTCGAAGTATGGATTCTGATCCCTATCCCACACTTCCGGATCGTATCGAGTCCATGTCTCGCGAAAAATCTTTGAGATGATCTCGCGCTGAATGCCACCTTCGTTTAATCGCGACACCCAAACTCGCTGCTTCCATTTCCTTTCGGGATGGGCAGGGTGGTGAACGTAATGCCCGGCGTACTTGTGGCTGGAAGCGATTTCCATGCGGACCTGCAAGGGCAATTTCTTTGTCCATTTCTCGATCTCAGCGTCCCACTTCTGCTTTCCTTCGGGCGTCTTTACGATGGCCCCCTTCAGCATGACGTAACCCTGCGAGATAAACCGCTGCTCACCTTTGTGCCAGTTCCACAAAATCAACTGAACAAAAACAGGCTGTCCCTGATCATTGTAGTAGTGATTCACTTCTAGCAAATCGAAGTGATCTCGGATCACCGATGGGTCAGTTAAAGAAACTGCGACTAATAACAACGCAAACATCACGACACTCCTTTATCGTGGCTTTTTTCTTCCAAGCCTCATTCGCGGCTTTTTGCGGCGACCGTCAAGATACCTCGCGAGTCGCCTCTGCCTGTAGTTTCGCGGAAGATAGCTCAGATCGCAAACAGTTGTTTTCGATGGTCGGTGATCGCTAACCCGAATCTTCAGTCGCTTCTTCCCTTTTGCCGCGTAGATGTATCTGCTCAGACTCCTGTCTGACCTGCTCTGGATGACAGACCACTCTCTTTTTCTCAGTGTGTCTACTACTGACCGGACAACCCTTGCAATTGCGAGCGCATCTGACATTCCATTGGATCTCGTCAAAGTTAATGTTGTAGCGAACCTTGTCTACAGGTCGCAGCGAGTCGCCTTTGCCGTTACTCATCTTCCTTACCGAATCTTATATGTGGTGTATATCACTACCAAAACCAACGCGAGTGCTATCATTATGTCGATTACCATTTTTCTTACCTCCTTGTAAGATGTTCATATTTCTGGGAAATCCCTGCTGGGGTGTCCATCCCACGGCGGGTCGGGGGAGTAAGGGGCTTTCTTCATCCCCCCTGCTTGCTCAATGATCGCGCTCTCAAGTAGATGCACTCTCTTCCGCAACTGGTCTACAAGATCACCGTCATGAAACCCTCCCTCTGAAACTCTAATTTCAACCCTTGGATTATCAGCATCTTTCTCACGCTGAACAGGCATGAAAAAGCATTCGCGGTCGTCTTGCCAAAGGCCAGCGTCGGAAAACCCATCGAACACTGCTTTGAGCGAGGCAAGTATATTATCACGATCCATGTACCTTTTCGTCAGGTGATAGTATGTGATGTCTACCCTTGCTTCGCGGATCGGCTCTCTTACGTCCTGATCATAGCAGGACGCCATCGCTGCATCCCTCGCCTCTTCTCGATACTTCTTCGTTGCGATTGCCTTCGTCATGTGATGACATCGCACGTTCGGCTTTAGCGGCTGTGCCGGTAGTCCAACAGTGATTGTGATTGGCTGAAACGTCACACCTGTTTCCTTTCGACACTAACGAAGCTCACACACTCCAGCGGGGCAAAGTAGCAGTCCTGGCTCACTTTCCCTTCATACCGCGAGTCTGTCCTGCTATCAACTCGCCATTGAGATGATGTGTCTGACTTAACGAGGGCTACACAACTTTCGTCGTCACTCACATAGACGTACATAAAGGGCCGGGGTGATGCGTTGTCAAACGCATGCTTCGCACAAACGATGAAGTTTTTCCCGTGAGGCCAGTGTGACTCGCTGAAGCAATAGGAAAGCTTCTTTACCTCAACCCTCTGCTTGATAAACAGATCGCCAGAATCGACATGCTTCTTCCAGTCCTTGGCTTCTTCTGCCTGCGTGGATGGTGACTGCGAAACCTCGTACCCCAGCCCAAGCAGCCAATCTGAAACGAAACGGACCCCCTGCTGACTTTCATTGAGGTGCTTAAGAAATTTTGTGTGATTAGTTGTTGTCATGTTTGCCTCGTAATGCTTTGACAGTGATATCGACCCGCAACTCAACATCGAACGGAAATTGAATTCCGTTTACTCCTTGGTCCCTGACTAAAATCTTTAGCTTGTTTGGAATCTTCTTTTTCTTATCGAAATTGTAAAACCACATAGCCATGCGCCTCGCTGCCTCTGAGTACGTTACGTTTCCCATAGGCATCCATTTCGGCCAGTCTTTGTTGCCAACAACGCGAGCCTCTCGCAACACAAGCTTTTGATTTTTAATCATTTAATCTGTACTCACTGTGCGGCAGTCTCGGCCTGCTCTGGGAAAAGCAACAAAGGAAGATCACCCCAATGGAACGGACCCCCGTCCGAAGGCGAAAGCTTCTCTTTCGGGTAATTGTTTAAGTCGATCCCTATGTACCCCTCATCCGATTTTCTGATGGGCAGGTGAACTTCCAGCGATTCAACAGCCATAGGATCACCAACTTGATCAAGCTCGTACCAAAGCCCGTCCATCCCATAAGTGTGGTTACCGACTTCTGGGTGAATCGTCACTGTGTTATCGGACCACTTGGCGAGAATTGTTACATCACCCTTGTAGGTTTCGCCTCCCTGCTTTGCGACGATCTTGCAGTACGGAACGCCAAGGCGAACTAGATACTCTTCTTTTTTGGGCCTGCTCATACTAATGCTTCCTTTTCTTCGAGGACTTTCTTTACCTTACTAACACAAAACTCTACATCAGCAATCGCTTGGCTGATGTCCGTAGATGGCTGAACCTGCATGAGATCCATGCAGCGTTGTAGCTCGCGCCGAGCATTGTTCAGGTTCACTTGAGCGATCAGCGATTCGCAGATGTTGTCACCGACATTGAAACCGAATAGCTTGAACGCTTCTTTCGCGATGTCGATATCAAACGGGCTGCGTGTCGCTACGGCTTTGTAGCAACAGGCGGCTAACGGCGACTGTAATTTCTCAGTGTCGATGCGATCAATGATCTTTTCTCGATCACCATCTCTACCCAAAGCCATGCCTAGCAAAAGCAATTCTAATCGATACTCACGATTCTTCCGAACCAAAGCCGCGTTACTCATAAAAACTCCTTTAAACAGAAACAGGAAATTGTGTATTTGCGCACCACCGGCATATCTTTAAGAGAGACACCATGACTCTCGTAAGACTTTGTGACCCTCAATCCAGCCCCCAAGATTCATCCCTCTGCTGTCTCTCTCTGAGTCGCCCTTGCCGTTCGGGGCATCGCTTTGGGTGGGTGCTTTTACTCGCCGCCGGTCAGTTCCTCACCTCACCGGAATGTTTGCCTTGAGTTGTTCGCGAGTGGTTTCAGGTACGTTGCTTGCCAATAGTTTTTCAAAAAGAGGGGATCAGGAATCGAACCTGACACCGAAGCCCCCAGCCAACCAGCCTATTCTTCAGTGACCGTCCCCCTCGTCCGCTCAGAACGGGATTTCTTCGCTCTTCGGTGAAGATGCCGCAGGTGCTGACGAATCGTCCATAGCCTTGAATCTGAGGCTGTAGAAGTGACCGCTCCCGTCCTTCCGCTGCTTGAGCCATCCATCGATGTAGTAGTCCTTCCCATCGATTTCACACTTGCCTTTAATGTCAGCGTGTGTTTCTTTTTCCTTACGGTCATTCTTTGAAATGATCCCAGTCATGTTGTTGTCGTAATCAGGCATTACCTTGCTCTCCTAGTTCATTCTTCCGCTTTTGAAATGAGTCGCGGAATTTACTCATCATTGATTCGTTTTTGGTGTATCCGTACCCGTACTTTTTGTGCAGCCGGATGACGCTTCCGATGAAATCCAGCAGTCGTTCGCTCTTGGCCGTCTTGATTGCATCGAGCAACACACAGTCATCTACTTTTTCTTTTTGATCCATCTCTTATCTCCGATGTATTTGTAAACATCGCGAACAGGGCGATGCCAATCTTTTGATCCGTCATGTGGCAAGTAAATGCTCTCTGGCTTAAACGCTGACATTCCAGCGTTAGTTGCTTTAATCTTGGCAAGCTTGAATGCCTGCTTTACCGTCGCTCCGCTTTTGCTCGCGCCGAAGAATTTATCGTTGAGGTAGTGGTCGGCGTTCTTCATTGCCGGTTCCTTTGGCTTCAACTCATTAGCCGCGATCTCGATCAATTTCCCGTCAACCTCGTTTCGAGCGACATACGATTGACGTTTGCTGATGTGACCGCATTGAGGACAGCGATCACCACCCTGCCTGGAGCATGAGCAACTCGGACACACTCGTTCCATATCGTTATCGGTATCGTCGTTGTTTCCATTACGTTCCAGAGCAGCGAGATTCTTGTTGGTGTCTTCCAGTGTCCATACTCGATCCCGATCTGGCCGACCATGAAGAAAGCACGAACCCGAATGATCTTGGATCGTGACGAACTCGTACTTGTCTGTGTACCGAAGGACGCGACCAACCGACTGTAAGTAGGTACTGAGTCCAGCCATCGTGGTAGTAATGATGCAGTGCTTCAGGGCAGGGCAGTCAAACGACTCTCTGAGGATGAATCGATTGCAGACGACCTTATAGGTTCCGTCTTCCAGCCCATTCAGAACCATCTCTCTCATAGCCAATGTCGAATCGTACTCTTCTAAAAACAGCGATCCGTCTTCCGCTGGCGTGGCTACTGTCACCCGATTGGCGTCAATCGATGCGGCACGGATTCCACTATTGGCAAACCGACGAACGTAGTCGTAAGCGTCATCGACTGACGGCGCGAACAGTACCGTTGGCTCTAGGTTTGGGTTGATTTTCAGAAGCCATTCGAGGACGTTCCCGTAAATGACTTCCGTAGGGTTGTATTCGCGATCCTTGGTCAGCGTCAGTTCGCCATCCTTCTTGGTCGGCAAAGCTTTACATCGCGACCTCAGTACAGCCTCTGGGGTATCTGGAACGAAAATCCGTGCTGGCATGTGAGCATTACAATCAAGCAATGACTGGAATGTCGGTGGATCAATGATGTGATCGTAGAAGTCTTTTACCGAAACAGGGGTCGCGGTGTACCCGATGATAGACATGCAACCCGAATCAATGTGCCAATCGAACACAGCCTTCGCCATTGCAGACGCCTGCTGATGAGCCTCATCTACTAAGACGATATCCGCTTCTGGAATAAATTCTCTCGCGTGAACCGTCTGCATCTGACAAACCTGAACAGGTGCATCGATGTCAGTCCGGCCCTTGAACGCCGCAGCGACCACGCCAAAAACGATACCGTGCTTTTCCAGCGTCTCAATGATTTGCTTAGTATTCTGGATACGGCAACTGTAGATCACCACTCGCAATCCCTTACTGACGGCATTGCGGATGATCCGCAGCATGTTCGCTGTCTTTCCGGCCCCACATGGAGCAACAACACAAAATCGTTTGCATGTATTGATCGACCACTGGACTTTACACTGCTTTCCCCACATCGCCTGACAGTCTTCGTGAATGCGGATCTGGTGCGGCCAGTACGGAAATGGGGCTTCCGGCTCGACGATCTTCGTTGGCTCTACTGCTTTCGCTGAATAGCTCCGAAACTGCTTCGGCTCAGGAAACATCTCAATCTGTGAATGCACTAGATTCCTCCCTCGCGAGATTGAACTCTGCTTCGACCTGATCCAGAACTGCCTCGTACTTGATGTAGAATCCAAATTGGCTCATGTGCCGAATAAGGTGACGCAGGGATTCCGTTCCCATCCGATGATACGTTTCCACCTGTTTCTCGGTGAGCTTATTTCGGATGTAATCCGGCTCAGGCCGATCCTGGATCATCACCGTCCTGCCTTGCGGCTCTGGCTCATAATTGGCGAGTGCAATCGGGAGTGTCGGTTCCGGCTCTGGTTCCGGCTCTGGTTCCGGCTCTGGCTCCGGCACGACTCGCTTGACAGCTTCTCGAATGAGATTAGCAGGTAAATTTGGCTTTTGTAATTCATCCGCCAACACACCAATCTCTTCAAGCACCTGACTCAGTTGCTCGTCTGGAACACACAACAACTCACGGCACTGCCGCTCGGTTGTGATTCTCTCTGCACAGAAAGAACCAAGCACCGTGGTGCCTAGTTTTTTCAATACACCTGTCGCTGCAATCTTTTGGTCTACCTGGCGACGATGAAGCCCGAACTCTTTCTGGCAATAATTTTCAAACGACTTAAAGCCTCGGACTCTGTAAAGCTGTAAATCGCGAATCGACTTGAGAGCGGCAAATGCTTCCAAGCCTTTTCTGAATCCCTCGCGAACCTTGTCTTCCAAGTCAGCGAGTTCTTCTGCCTCTGTGTCCATCAATTCAGTTTCCATCATCCATTCTCCTTCGTCGAATCCAATCCAAAAATGCGGTCAGGGAAATTACATCCCTGTGGTTTGCCTCAATTCAAACAAACCAGAGCCACTAGGCCCGCATAACAACTATCGCCATAAACGGCAACGAAAAAACCATCCATCCTTCTCTACCGTGCAGTCGCCTGTAAGTCGCATCTTTCGATTTGGGCGACAAGTCGGCGCGTCACGAAGTCGGGAAATCCCACATCCCTCGAAGCATCCTGCGGGCGTGCGGAAAACATGGAGCCTTCTCAGGACGATCATGCGTTTCACCTCTTCTTCGCATGCGGCCTGATCGGTATCCACCACATCCTTACTGACCTCAACCTCTTTGGCTTGGCAGGGCTTTGGTTGGCATCGATTGCCGCCAAAACCAAAAAACAGTCCCATCGCCAAAACTAAACCAGTAGTCATCTTCAATCCTTTTCCAGAGCTAAAAATTGACGCACCGTGCGCCGTGAGTTGTTACTTGATCCGTATTCCACAAACTTTCTTACCGGCGAACCGGACGTTTTCATTAACGTAGAGAGTGATCTCTTTGTGTTTCCATTCCTTGACGTTGTTCCCGAACAATTCAACCATGCGTTTGCGGTTCGTGCTGTTGAGAACCATTTGCTTTGCCTTCCCCTTAAACTCTAAAGAGTAGACAGTTTCTTCTTTGCGGCCTTTGTCAAACTCCACATCCTTATGCTTCCTGCATGCAGTGACGATCACATTGACCTCTTGTCCCTGAATGTCTTCCGAAGATAGCCACTGCGAAACTTTCATCTCGCCGCTGCGTCCTTCAAACTCTTCACCTTCAGTCATCGTTCACCTCGCTCTCCCTTGTGTAACCATTTCGATCCAAGGAAGGGTGCCAGTGTTCGTCCCGCCACCGCTCCATCGCTTCTTGCCAACGCTGGACCTTGCCGTCACCAGCAACGTCAGCAGCATTTGCAATCAGTACCCAGGCCAACTCCATGCCGTCCATCAACTGTTTGATCTCGGCGTCTCGGTCAGCGATCTTCGCCTCCCATTGACGCCGTGAGTCGACATACTCCTCCTTCCGCATTGCGTGATCTTCGGAAACGAGCTTGAGTTCTTTCCGTAGTCTCTCGATCTCCCTTGCCGCGTCAAGCCACACGTCGGCAGGTCGCTCTGGATGACTGGCTCGTAACCGATCAACTATATCTTTACTCATCGTTCACCTCTTTCTTGTTTTCGTCCATTTTCCCGCATCGGAAAAGTGCCTTTAACTTGAAATCACTCATCGCTCACCTCGCTTGGCTTTATCGAATGCTTTCTTTGCTGCATTGAAATCTTCTTTAGTAGCCATCGATGGTTTGCCAGAATCAATTTCATAGCTCACCTCTTCTTTCGATTCGCTGTTTTCCCACGCTTCGCTATAACTAGATGGCGAGTGCATCGGGTGACCAGCAATCACACCGGCACAGAATCCTTCCCTGAATGCTTCTTCGACCAGTTTTTCCAGTCGAGCTACTTTTCCTCTCAATTTCTGATTTGCTTTTGCCATCTTCTCGAACTGTGCAATTGCGGCAAATTCTAACGCCGATTCACTCATCAAATCCCTCCAATTCTTCTTCGGGCAGATTAACGTCCCACTGATCCAGAGTCAGCACTGTCGGCTCCTGAGTCCAGTCGCTGACCCAGTCGTTCTCTTGGTAGCGTCGTTCCATTTCTGACAGCAGTCGCATGTACGCCTCGCTGCCACGCTCGCGTGAGATTTCATCGTAGTAGTAGCATCCGATTCGATACGGCGCGACTGCCTCAACAACCCAGAATTTGAACGAGACTGGCTTCCCGCTGGTGTGAGCTACACCTGACGAATAGTGAGCGTCCTGTAACCAGTACAGTTGATTCTTTGCTACCCTCTCCCACTGATCGGGTGAGGCTACCTCGGATACTTTGAGGTCGTAGATGACCACCTGATCATCCATCTCAAACATGAAGTCGGGCTTGCATCTGCACGCACGACCTGTCTTTGAGTCTTTCCAGAAAACAGCAGTCTCGAATACCGCATCGGGGGCGAGAACCAATTCACCCAGCGGATTATCCATTACGGAATTACAGACGCTAACCACTCGGTGGTAGTCCTCATCCTTCAGAACTGTCTTGCCAGACGCAGCCATTAGCTCACGAAAGGCGGATGCTGGCTTGGGATTGATCGCCCCATTAGATTTGAAGCAATCAGCAGGGTAATGGCAGATTTTGTCAGATGGCGCTGCCTTGTCCAGCAGAAGCGCATGAACCAACGATCCGACCTGCACCCGAATATTGTTCGAGAAGTCCGGTGTAGGTGCTGTCTGGGAGACGTATCGCTGATCGTAGGTTTCCCACTGGCCGCGATAAGCAGTCTTGATCGTCGTTGCCGACAAAACATCCAGCATCGCGTGATATGCTTCATCAGTTAGGTTGGTTGTATCGTTCATTTTTTTTCACCTGTGAATTTCCATTACAGTCAACACGTTCGATTGACACACTGATTGGCGCGGTTGTCTGAACTGACACTGATTTGGCACACATCTTGTCCATGAAGATTTCGATATGCTCACCACTCGGTAATGTCAGTCGTATTCCTTCGCCGTTTTTCCGGTTAAGTATTAACATTGATATCCTCCATGAGATTGATTTCTCTGATGCCGGGATCGCTTGCCCCTACCCACCGAGCGAAATATCCACACACGGGTCGCTTCGCTCGAATTTTCTGACATGCCTGGCGGATTTCATCCGTTGTAGGGATGCGATTTCCATCACGCATGATGCATTCGTCGCGGTCAACGATTGATGAATCGTCCGTCACCACCAACTGCTCAACAATAAGCTTCCCGTCACCACACACAGTGACGACAGCGAACTTAGTAACAGGGATGCGACCGATCCGTTCTAGAAAAGCCGAGTTGGAATAATCGGAAGCAAGATGACCTAGCACGCGGCCCCGAAACCACTTGACCGACCGACGATCCTTGGCGGTCCTCGCTGCCTTGCGAATTATTGCAAACACTCCATCCACCTCACTTGCTGACCGAATGATCCACGACTTGCGGAAAAGCGAGCTTTCAATCACCCACATTCCCCTTTGTTCTGGACCCATCCGACTCTCCATGCTCAACCGACTTTCCACCACATCGCCATTCCGAACGACGACCGGCAATGAAGCTATCAATTGCCAAACACATCGTGTTTAAGCCATCGCTTGCCTCACCGAAAACAACTATGGGGAATGTCCGAGAAGATGTCAACAGGTATTTTTGGAGGCGATTGACCAGCCTTGTCAAAACTGCCAGAGGTTGAGTTTGTTAACATCAATTTGTTCGCGCGAAAACCAAGCAGTCACCCGCGTAGACATAAAAAAACCACCCCGCTGCCGAAGCAACGAGGTGGCTCTGTTTCTGCTCTCCTCTCAGAAGAACATCACCATATTCTGACCGCCGGGTCCAAACCAAGCAAGCCCACTCCTAACAATCAGGCAAACTGTCAGCAAAATCGTCGATCTCTGCCGATGTCATAGTTTCCATGAATATAGGCGTGCTGTCACCGACCCAAGCATGAACAACATTGTGCTGCATGTACTCAATAGCGTCGGTATGACTCATCTCGTCCCGGTCAATCAGGATCTTGATGCACCTGTCGTAGTCGTAGACGATCACCGGAACCATTGACTCGGTTACCCCGATCTCAGCCTCCTCAAATCCATCTGCTCGCTGCATGCTCTGTGCCTCCCTAAGAAACTTCTTTAAGTGAAATGGCTCCATCCGACAATTCTGTACTCACCGTGATCGGTGACACTGTCTCAACCCATGCATGTGTACAATTTGTACACAGTTTTAGTCAGATGTCCACTGGTGGACGGCTGCACACCAGATACCGTGCTGTGGCTCCTGTGCGGCTCACTGTGCGGCTTAGGTGGTGAACGGGCGTATCGTGTCGGATCTGGGCTACCGGCCCTTAGAACGGCCATATGGC